CTATTCTGGAAATCTGTCATCCAACCTGTCAGTCCACTGAACCAACGATTGTTCTCTGGAACTCTATTCTGGAAATCTGTCATCCAACCTGTCAGCCCACTGAACCAACGATTGTTCTCTGGAACTCTATTCTGGAAATCTGTCATCCAACCTGTCAGTCCACTGAACCAACGATTGTTCTCTGGAACTCTATTCTGGAAATCTGTCATCCAACCTGTCAATCCGCTGATCACTCTATCGGTAATTGAATCTTGTTTGCTTGTCAAATTTGCTACCAAATCAAGTTTTTTTGCATAGTCTGGAAGTGCATTTTTAGCACTCACAACATTTGCTGATGCACCTTGGATTGTCTTGTCTTTTTGGGTAAGCTCACTGGTATCAAGTGATCCTGCCTTTAAATTTACTTTGAATTCCTTATCAAACATGTCAGTTAAGGTATTGCTGATTCCTAGTGCAAATTTATCAGATTTTAAAGATTCAGTTACGCTATCCAGTGTATCTCTCAGCTCATCTGCAAGTGATTTCCAAACTCCGGTCAACTTAATCCCTTTAAGCTTTTGAATTAAGTTTTTTGTATTGGTTGTTGCAGATGAAGTATTATCTCTATAGCGTCCCATGGCCACTTGCAATTTATCTACAGTCTTTCCAGATGTCTCGACAGTTCCATTTAGTGATTCCATGCTTTCTTCCATTGTTCCGAATTGAGGATTCATTTCTCGCATGACTTGCCAGAGTGCTTCCTCGTCTTCTGTAAGATTCTGAAAGTCAATGGAACCATCTCTCACTTTTTGTAAAAACTTATCAAAAGTTTTTTCCCAGGTCTCGATTGTTCCACCGTATACATCCACTCTTGATAAGAGTCCATTTAATATATCAGCTTTCCATGAGACAGAATCATCTATAAATTTGGTTTTTAATTGCTCAAGAGCAACTACGGCATCGCCGTAAATCTTAGAAGCATCCTCTAACGCACTTGAAAATCCCTTTTGAATAGCTGCGTTTTTCTGCGTTTCAATAAGTTTTTCAAGTGTATCTTTTGTTCCTTGGTAAGCTGTCTGTATGCTTCCAATTTCCTTAGCAATATCTGGTGCGTACCTTGAAATTTGTTCGTAATAAAATTTGAACAAGGACTCATCCTGCGCTGATAAACTTCCATTTTTTTTAAATTTTTCATTGATTTCCCAAAATTTGTCCAGTGAATCCATCGCCGAATCAAAATTACTAAGCTCATCTTGTTTAAACTTTGGCCACTCAACATTCAGCTTCGAAATAGCTTTGTTAAGGTTATCAGCTATAGCGGTATACTTTGTGTCATTTCCCCCGAATATAAGCCCCCATGCTGCCTCAAATAATCCAAAAAACGTGTTGACAACTATATTTGCACTTGTTTTTAAGATTTCGCCCCAGTTGATGCCCTTAATGAAGTTGTTTATATCAACTCCAAGAGATCGCCAATTAAATGTTGCTGCAAACTCGTTAATTGCGGATAGTGCACCTTTAAATGCCTGACCTAGCGCTTTTCCTGCTTGGCTAAAATCAGTCTTAGCCAAAAAAGTATTTGCAGAACTTGCAAGCTCTGAGCCTATTCTTTTCCAATCAACCGTTACTGAAAACGTAAGTAAGGATGAAGTTGCTGTATTCATTCCATCGGATAGCATTGTGCCGATTGCTTGCCAATCTACCTTGTAAAATACGCTGTTGATTCCGTTTGAAAAATTTCTGGATATCGAATTAAAATCAATTCCTTCTATTCCTGTTGTTAGCGCAGATGTGATTCCATTGATTCCAGTCGCAATGGTTTGCCCAGTTTTTGCGTAGTCTCTATCTGCAAAAATGCTATTGATTGTACTTGCAAGTGCATTACCTGCTTCCTGCCACCCTGTAGTACCGCTAAAATTGATTTTAGACATATCTACTACAAATCCATCAAGGAAGCTCCACAAAGCCTTATATCTGGCATTCAGAGTCTTTCCAAGGTCATCCCAATCAATAGTAGCTATCGCACTTCTAAGTCCACCTGACATAAATTCGCCCAGTGATGCCCAGTGAGTTGTGTCAATAAAGGTATTGATTGCACCTACAGCTGTGTTGACTGCTTCTCCAAGTGTTCTTCCGACACTCTTATCAAGACCTTCCGTCTCAAAGAAGCCATTTATAAATGTTCCTGTGACTTTGGCAATTTTGTTTGCCTGCTCCTTGATTGGCTCCCAGTCAATGGAATCAAGCGCATCACGGAGTTTCGTTCCAACCATTTTACCGATGTCGGTAAAATCGGCTTTCGCCCAAGCATCCTTTACGAGATCTGCAAAGTTGGATACTGCTCCTGGTATATCCTTTTTTGTAAAAAGTATAGGATCTTCCGTTCCTGAGCCGTTTCCAGAACCACTTCCGCTTCCACTTCCTGAACCGCTGTTAGCTGCGTTATCGAGATCTTCCGAAAATTTTTCAATTTCATCAAATCCCATTAACTCACGCTTTAACTCATCGGTCTTGTCTTTTAACTTATCAGTTGCGTCACTTGCTGCATCACCTGCAGATGCTGTGCCGTTTAAACTGTCGCGATAGTCTTTGATGTTCTTTACAGCTACCGTATATGATGTTTGCCCTGTTATTGATGCTATAAAAGCACCTACGGCATTGATTCCTGCAACTGCATAATTAACAATTTGGTCAATAACTGGTGCAATAATATTCAGTATTGGTTCAAATGCCGCAGCTACGCTATTTCCAACATATGACATGTCAGATGTCAATAATGACAAGCTCTTATTCGCCCTGTCACTAAACATAACAAGATTGTTGATTCCATCCTTGATTCCTGAACGTAGCTTGTTAAACAGCACATACAGAGATCTGATTCCGAAACCGTAGCGCAACACAGTTGTAATTCCGTGCTTTAATTTTTTGTTAAAATCCCCAAGACTAGCTGAGGACTGGCTGAACGGACTCTTTAACCCAGATAATGCGTTTTTGCTTGAACCAAAATTCAAAAACTCCCATGACAACTTTGCAAAGCTTTTTGTGAACGACAATATCTGCTTGTTTACTTTCACTGCAAAAGATCCTATTTTGCCAATTGCACCTGCAACAGATATCGCCTTTCCTACAAATCCACCCATGATGCCTGCCAAATCACTTATATCTGATTTTAACTGGGATAGGCTAAGTGGCAATTTTTGCATGTTTCGGTTCAATCTGTTGATATCATCTGGCATATCTCTAAATATTGGTGGTTCTTGTGAAGCAGCAGCCAAGGCATCTTTAAATGTCTGCTCTGTTCTAATTACTTTTGACGCATCTTCATTGTATTGCCTTAATTGGTTTGAAGCGTTGCTTGTTTCCCTCGCAGTTTGACTCATTGCGTTTGATAAGCCGTTGCCACGAAGTTCTTCTGGAAAACTGCTTGGTGGATACTCTTGCCATTCACTTTTTGGCTGTCTAAGCGTTATACCTTTTTGAGCTGCAATAGTTGATAAATCATTCGCATAAGCTATCGCTTGCGACAAGTCATCAACCATCTGTGATACACCGTCAGTATCAAGAGTTCTTAATGCTTCTTGCATATTTTCCTTTAAGTGCACTATCTCTTTTGAGATTCCCACGAATTCAGTTTGAAGCTCTTCAACACTCTCAGGAACGTAAAATTCACCTAAAAACTTTTGACTTTCTTCCCTTGCTTGCTGTATCAGTTTTTCATAATCTTCTAACCACGGCACACTCTCTGGTGCAACAGCTTTATTTGCTGCATTTTGAATGATGGTCTTTTCTGTATCTGATAGTCCAGTATGCTTTTTTCCGATTATTGTTTTTAAACTTTCTCTATTCAGCTTTGCAATTCCAGAAAAGTCAATGTTTTTCAAAGAAGCCAGTTCGCCCAAGCCAAGTTCTTTAAGTCCTTTGAATGCTCCTGCTAGGCCTTTTCCGTCTCCTATAGCATTCGTAACAGATTCGATGGTTGACCTTAAATTGATAAGGTCTTTCATTTCACTGTTTACAACATCGGTTACGGTCTGTTGCTCTTTTTCAAATGCCCTAGTCTTCTGCCCGATGGCGCTTGCGACTTCTTTTACGCTTTCTGTTTCGTTGTTTTCTGATAGTTTTTTGCCACCATAAACATCGTTTTCAGTGAGTCCATACTTCTCGCTAAGGTTAGGTATGTCTTTTGCAGCAAACTTTGACAGTTCGGATTCAATTTCCTGTACTGGAATCAAGCCATTTTTAATAACATCCTGTGATGTCATCACAGCTTCCTTACGTATATCTCTTAAACGCTCTACTACATCCCTAAATAGATCTGTTGCGTTTTTTGTGGTATCAAAAGTGGTATTTATTGATTTGTTCATATCATCTATGAACGCTACAAAATCTGTGCCACTATTTGTTGTAGAAAAATTCTTTCCAAGTACACTTCGCAGATTTGCAAATTCTCTATCTGTACTTAAATCGTTCTTTACGCCAATCGGAATTTTTATGTTTTGAGCTTTTTTGATATAGTTATCAAAAGCCTTTTCAACACCGTCTAACTGCCTGATCTCCTTAACGTTCTGTGCGATGGTATTTTTTACGTTTTCCATCGCACTTTCCACGTTCTCCATGGCTCTTTTCCATGTATCCTCAGAGAAAATCGAACCCTTCTTTTCGTTAAGCTGTAGGTTGTTAAGCTTAATAGATGCTTCTGCCAGTTCTCTTACAGATTTCTCAACCGCTGCAATTCCTGCCTTGTTGGTTATTCCTGTAAGTCGCGTTAATCTTTGCGTTAATCCATTTACAGATGTTGAGTAGTGATCAATTCCGCTTTTGTTGTCGCCCAATCCAGTTAGGGATTGTTTCAATGCCTCAATATCGGATATAGCCTCTTTTATATTTGTTTTAGCCTCAATCCGTATTGAATCAATATTTACCTCACTCATTTTATCCCTCCTCCCTTAGATCGGGCTCTCTGGCAAGCCTTGCTTTTCAAGCTGCCTGATTCTTTGTTTCATCTCGTACACTGCGATTTCTTCGTTGGATTCTGCATTACAGTTTTCGCTTTTCTTTGTCTCCTGCTGTAAGAAAGGCATATCTGGATATTCAAATGGCGGTGTATGCTTGCCTTTGAACCACTGGCTGTTACCCAGTGTTGATAAAATAGACATTCTCACATACCTGCCAAGCATGTGGTTTTGTATATCAACTTGCTGCTGATGCAGCTTGTAAGCAAGTTCATACGGTTTTAACTCGCACGGACACATATCGCCTATTTTTTCAGCAGTAAAGCCGTATTGTTGCGTAACGCATAAAAAATACGGAAGCAGCTTTTCATCGTAATAATCAATTGGATCTATTACTCTGTTTTTTGCTCTTCCGCTTCTTTCTCCGCTTTCATCTGCAGAACTTCTTTCTTGAAAAAACCGTTCTGCATTACCTCTTTTAGCAGCTCTTCAAACAGCTCTTTGATGCTTGAATCTTCCTGATCGGTATACTCATCAATCAATTCACACACCTTTGCTGTTGCTTCTTCTTTGCCTTTATTTGTGTTATAATCATACCCAAACTCATCCTTATGTCTTTTTTGCAGTCCCACAAGCAAAAACTCCGGAACCATATTAAGCATCATTTCGATATCGTCAACAAAATCACCGTTGGACTGCTGAACTTCATCATCGTTGGACTGCTGAACTTCATCATCGTTGGACTGCCGAACTTCATCATCGCTGGACTGCTGAATTTCTTTAATCTTCTTTAAAATTCCGCTCTTTGTAGTTGCTTCGATTCCAAACTTAATTTCGTAATTCATAAATTTCATAATTCATTCTCCTTTAAGCAAAAAACGGGAAGCTCACGCTTCCCGAATATAGCTGTTACATTTCTTTCTTTGCCAGTGTAATTGATGTTGGATAACCATTCTCATCTTCTGTTACGGATACGGTATAACTATCCTCAATCCATCTTGGAACGGTTACTGTGGCAATTGTTGCTGTTCCTGTGAGGTGATCTTCTGTTGCCTCGTCTGGTGCGAAAGATTCTGTTCCTACAAAAGCCACAATTCCTTCTGAACCTTTTCCATCTGTGCCGTAAAGGATGCAGATATCTAATTGTTTTCCCTCGTTTTTAACTAGTTCATCCTTATATTTTTTTTCAAATGCACCTGGTACTTCCATTGATGCAGCTGCTCTTCTTCCCTGTTCCTGAGTCTCTATTAAATCTTCCAAGGTTGATGTATCAACCATGTTGACAGTGCCGAAAGGTGATGGAATTGATTTTGCTCTGATCAAGAGCTTATATTCACCTGCCCAGTAATCGGCTGCGCCATCTTCCTTTGTCTTCTCTCTGTAGATGATTCTACTTTTTAAACCTACTGCCATTTTGTATTCCTCCTACTAAAAAAGCCCCATCTTGCCGATGGAGCTTAAAAAATATCATTCCAATCAAATGTTCTTTCAAAACGTGCTACATAACGATATATTGGTGATTGATTGTCTGCGTATGGTGACATCTTTACATCGAACATAAGCTTTTTTAGACAGTCCATAATTTCTGCCATTATAGTTCTACAGTCTAGCTGTGATGTGTTGCTATACACTTCAATTTGGAATCCTGCCACTATAGTGTTGATTCTTGTGCGTTCCAGATCGGAGTTTGCTTCGCTTCCACCCAACTCATGGACGTACACGCATGGAAAATTGCGTTGTGAATCATTGCTTATGCTTGAGGTGGTGTACATTATTTGCGGATATCTTTTCTTTAATTTGTTGTGTGTCTTGCCTTTAACAAGGGATAATACCTTGCTCTCAAGGTCGATGACCCATTGATTCTGAGCCACTATCCAAACACCTCCCTTGCAATTCTTTCAATATCATGTCTCATTTGCGTTGAGGCATGATACATGAATGGTCTTGACGGCATACCTTCTGTAAAGTACCACTTGCCATCTCCCCCCAGATAATACCAACCGTATCTACCATCTGCCGTTTTTCTAATCGTTTTCCCTTGCGCGTAAACGGCCGGAAGCTTGCCTGGATACGGAGTAGTAGCGCCTATAATTCCTGTTCCCATTTCTACATAGATAGCATGTTCTGAATCAGCTTCTACTGCAAAGATAACTCGCTCTGCGTTGCTCTCTATCTCGGTTGAGTGAATGCTATTTACAAGTTCGCCAGTAAATACTGCATCCATCGTCAAGACTTCTTCTGTTGCTTTTTCAACTCCGTAATCAGTAAGCTTCTTCATGAAAAGCTCTACTCGCGTTTGGAACGTTTTCTGGTAACGTTCCAACATCCTTATGGCTTCATCTACTCCGCTCACCTTTATTTCCAAAGCCTTTGCCATTAGGTTTTTTCCTCGCTTTGCTGCAATACCTGCAGATAGTAAGACGTTTCATTCAGCGCTTCGTTCATGATTCCGCTCACTTGATAGTCAGCAGAGTTTTCATCTGGTGATCCGTTTGGTTTCGTTTTGATTTCTGAGTGTAGCCAGATTCTTGCTCCAAACGGCAAGCTAAGTTTGTTTCCGCTAGAGTCTTTTGCATGTTTAGCTAAGATGAGCGTAGCATAATTGTTTGTGCTGTCGCTTCCCCATGCTCGCATGACAGCGTTTTTTAGCTGTGATGTGATTGTCCCCCAAAACTTTATAGGATTGCTATAAAGCACTTCCATTTCACCGCTTTCTTTTGGGATTTTTTTACCTTCGTCATCGGTATAAAAATATACTTCCCCATCAGCTCCAACATAGCTCTCATACTGAATGTCACCGTTTTCATCTCTCAGATATCCAGGTGTTTTCCCGACTTGGTACGAATACCACATCTGTTGGCGATTTCTTCTACTTGTCCGTGCCATCTTTTAGCTGCTTGTATACCTGATTGACACCAGTGCTAGACAAACCTGATACAATGCCAACAGCAATTGCATTCAGAATATCCTGCGCCGGGAAGTCTGGTATAACATACATTCCTAAAACTCCCAAAACGCCGCCAAAAGTGCCCACAATGACCGGAATGTAATTATCCTTGACCGCTGGAATTGTCTTGGCTGCGAGCCCAATTAAATAGCAGATAACTACAATCGCAATCACGGTAGTCATGCTCGATATATCCATTCTATTTACCTCCTCCACTCTTGATGTGCAACTCTTTGATCTCTTCATACATCTTTTTAACCATGCCGTTTCCGCCTAAATCATGATAGGCTTCATACATTTCCTCGAAGTTCTGATAAGCATACGATGGTATCTCCCCTAGCCGCATGTATTTTGTGTGATACTCGATCAGTTGCACACGCAATAACAGCATGGTTCCTCTCTCATTCGCGTTCTTGTCTTTCTTCTGTTGCTACAGAAGCCAAACAATGTATCCTAAAGCAATCGGAAGGATGATTGTGTATGTTTGTAATAAAAATTCTTGCATTTTTTATATCTCCTGCTTGTATTTTGCATATTGCCCACCGCCGCTTTAATATGCACCCTGCCAATGTATTCACAAGCATTGCAAACACACTGGCGAACATCCTTCTTAGACTGTTCTTAGACTGTTGCTAACGGTATAATTCCAGCAAACAATGTATTTCTATCCACCATTGTTCGCTGAATGGAATCCTCACTGTGCTGACTCTCACCCTCAAAGCCAATAGAGTTATAATCATACAAAGCCAAATTGCGAATCTGGCTATAGTACCTGTCTAAATCTTGTGCAATCATTCCATCAGTGTATCCAAATGGATATCTTCTTTTGTCTCGGACCTCTCTAATTGCACTTTTGATTTTTTGCTTGAGTAACGGTTCCGAAAAGCTGCCGCCTTCTTCATCATTTGAAAGTTCAACTTGCAAATCAAAAAAAAGCTCGTCTGCAAGGTTGTCTGTATAACTCATACTTTCTCACCTCCATCAAACAGCTTTTGGTTTCTTACCTCTTCGCTTTGGCTCATCATCAACTTGCAACTCTGGCATTTCAATTTTTTCTTCCATTGGGACATCAGTCTCTGGGGCATCGTTTTTCTCTTCCATTGGGACGTCTTCACCAGCTGCATAGTAGACTCCGTTAAGCTTGATCATGTGATCAAATTTCATTACTTGACGTCAAGTACAAATGTGCTGTCGATGCCCTCATATGATGGAAGCACAATCTGTGATACGCTGGTTGTAGTCTTAATAGGTGGTCCCTGCTCGGTTTTGGTCGCAATTGCAATGCGGTTGTCAAGCATGGCAACATCCACATTTTTATTTGACATCAATGTACGCTCTTCTGGTGTTACACCATAATATGTTGATCCCAGTGTTCCTGCACCGATTATGGTTACTTTGTCATCCGGATAGAACTTTTGAGTCTTTCCCTTGTAGTCAATGTACATCTTGTCATAAATAATAGGTGTCAGGCCTGTCTTTCGCGTAAAGATCTCCTTAACGGTTGCTTCATCGGTAAAATCAACCGTCTTGCCAGAAGAAGTAATTAAAGCGTTCTTGATCTGCTCGTTTTCAACGAGATAGTCAAATGTAGTGCTGTTCATCATCGCATAGCGAGGAAGTACTCCGATTGACTTTAAATATTTAGTACCCTGCTGAACGTCTTTTAATGGCTTCGCTGTGTCAGGATGATCCCAAGTATCAGTGCCTTCGATTTTCAAATAATGCTTTTGCTTATATGTTCCATCGCTATCGTAATCGTAGCCATAAACCATATTGTCACTCTCTGGTTCCCCGGTTCCTATTGCAATAGATGGCTTTCCGTCCTTTGGCGCAAGTAGTGCCATTCGCATTACTTCGGCAGCGATTTCTGCACCGTCAATAAGCCTTGCAGCATCATTGTAAATTGATGATATAATATCCCCAATGAATGGGCTATTAGCGTCTTCTATCTCCATGAGTCGCATTAAATCTTCCTCTCGTACGGTCATGCTCTCACGGAAAAAGATCATCTCTGTAGACTCCTGCTTAAATCCCTCACGGACTCTGATCATCGGAATTGCATCAAAATTGCTTGGCTTTAAGATGGCATTTAAGCCTTTGTGTGTCTTAATCCATTTTAACGACAAGCCCAGCTTCTTTCTGTTTGGAAAAAAAGCCTTTCCGACAAAGCCCATGGCATTACTTGGATCTTGTGTACGTCTTGCGGCAACTGCCTGTGAATCATAAATATCTGTAATTAAAACTGCCATTGCTCCTCCTTTTTACTCAACCACGATCATAGGCAGGATCTTAGTTAAGTCTGCATCATAAGTGATTCCTGCATTCTGTTCTGCTCTTGACTTGTTAATGTATGCCTTTTTGAGAATCGTTCCTTGCGGTCGATGCTCATACACATCAAAAAGTAAGATTCCAGCTCCGCCTGTCCATGGTGTTGCTGCAACTACTGTTCCTGTTCCGCTAATTACGCTTCCTGCTTTTACAACCTTCTCTCCGGTATCACTATCAGTAGTGCTGACATCTGTAAAATCAATAGTCATTGGCACTCCTTCGAACACCTCTCTGTTTAAGATCTCTGCACCGGATGGACGTATCTCGGTTGTTGCATATCTCATGTCTCCTCTTGCCATTTCTTACTTCCTTTCTTTACATGTATTGCTTCAAAACACTCTCATCAACCTCTGTTGAATACGTCGGTAGTGACTTCATAAGTTCAACAGCCTTGCTCTCGTGACTGTCTCCGTGGCCGGCATTGACTTCGCCGCGCTCTGCCAAAAACTCCTGCATCATCTTTGATTTGAGCGTTTTCATGTGCTGCCTCAAGATTTCGTTTTCCTTATCTCCATCTCCGTCAGCTCTTGCCTCGGCGTACTGTTGTGCTACTTCCTTGGACATTTCCAAAGTGTCCATGTATGTATTGGTAGATTTCATAATCGTCAGCTCGCGCTGCATTGCCTTGAACTGCTTGTCTCTCTCGGCTTCTGCTTCTTTCTTTGCTTCCGCTTCCTTCTCTTGAGCAGTCATCTTTTCTCTGAGCTGCTTTGTCTTGGCTGCATTCTCTGATGCCAATGCATCAGCTTTGTTTGTGAGCTTCGCGATCTGTGCGTTTGCCTGTGCAAGCTGCACTCTTAATACATCAGCATCAGTTTCCGGTTCGTGATCATCACCTGATCCCTTTGGCTCTTCATGAGTTTCAACCTCCGGTGTCGGCTCTGCAAAAAGCTGCAGGTTTAATTTTCTCTTGGTGGCATTGCGTTCAAATGTTTTGAAAATTGGCTGAGTCTTCATAGATTCATTCCTTTCTGCGTTTGTGCGGTTCTCTCCGCTTTGATTTGTGCGATTATTAAGCTCTTCTCTGAGCTGTTTTGCTCCTTAAAGTCCGTCTCCGACTTGTTTGCCCTAATTTTGTGCAAACAAAAAGCCCTTCAAACCTTCGTTTAAAGAGCCTGTTCTTTGCATAAATTAAGAGTACGTCACCCAACAGCGACAATTGATCACTTCCTCTGGGTTAGTAAAAGCAACTGCCATATCATGTGGATACCGCATAAGTGCTTTGCCTACTAAAAAGTAGTTGTTTATCGGTATTGTTGTTTGATCTTCCTTGTGGTGTGTTTCACGTTCTTTTCCATCTATAATTGTGTTCCATGTTTTGTATGTTTTATTTCTGGCCGCCTCTTTGAAGTCTTTATGGTTTAAAAAATCAAGGGCTGTGTTTTCGCTTACCAGACGTATTCGGTCTTCCGAGACATAATATTTTTCGTTCACATGGTCTGCCGTTACTTGTGCTGTGGATAAACAAAAATCTGATATATAAGCCTTTGTCTCGCTGTCAAGGTCGATATATCGTGCAATCCATTTCAGCAATTTTGCTTCAAATTGTTCTGCTGCTTTCTTAGTATCAACTCTACCTGTCTCTTTCATAATCAGGATGAGTAAAATTAAAAAACGCATATCATCTTCAATTTTGTCTGAAAATTCAACGCGCTCTTGTTTTTGCTTTTTTGTGATTCCCATTTCGCCAAAAAATCTATTGTATGGCATGGACCGTATCTTTTCGATTTCATCAAATCCAAATATCTGTGCCATATCATCACCTTATACTTTCCCAGTTATAGGGCTTGTTTCCAACTGATCTATTTGTCTATCAGTTGGTTCACTGTCTTCCGTTGCTGTGGTTCCGCTTGATGCAGCAGCCCTTTGCACTGCTTCTATCATTTCCTTGCTGTCGTTCCATGTAGCCTCGGTGTCTTCAAAACCGTCAATAAATTTAAGCGCATGTCTACCATGTACACCAGTCTTAATAAGGGTTGATAAAGCATTTGCTTTGACCGACATGTCATAGTTCTTCCTTCTTGAGAAGTGGAAATTGATATCTCCAACATGTACTCTTTTGATTGGGTCATCGTCTTTAAGCACATTTGATGGAGTTAATTGGAGTACTTTTATGATAAGCTTAAGCTCCTCTCTTTGAGCCTTGCTTATGATTTGTTCCTCACGCACAGCGTCAATCTCAGCTGCACTCCATCCACTAGACATATCCATTGCTGTTCCCGTGGAACCACCGCCTTCTGAATCTTGTTGTGTAGGCACTTTGCATTTTTGTAAAATTCTTCGCCAGCGTGTATCTATCGCTGTTAATGTTGCGTTCGTGTCAAATGCATTAGATAGTGCCTTGATTTGCGGTGTTTTTCCGTCTGGTGTTGTGCTAGTAAGTACCCATTGCCCTGACTTCACCTCTATAGGCTTCTTAGTTTTGGGGTCAACTGGGAAATCAACATCATTGCCCCACCATATCTCCTGAGTTTGCTGCGCTGTAAGGTTTGCAAAATCAGAGACTAGCGTGTTAAGTTCGATACAATCTGATATTTGCCTCTCGAAGCAGCCTGTTCTGTCAACGGATCTCTCGTATTCAACTATCGCTATTTTCTTGAGTGGATTTAATGATTTTTTAACAATTTTGCCTTTTGAGACTTCAAAGCGCATCTTAGGAGTAAAGCACGTAAAATATTGTTCGCCATTGTCCGTTCTATATGTCACTCCCATCAGCTTCTTTTGTTTGGCATCATTGCTATATACGCAGAAGGCGTATCTTGGGTCTAGCGTATATATATCCACAAGGGCTTCGTCATCTTCTTCAAATTCAGTTTTGATGTCAACAAGTCGATATCCTACACCTACTTTTTCAACAAAATTGCCAAGCTCCTGATTCTTGTAACCTATGTCGCAAGCATTTGTAAGCATTTCGTTAAGTGCAGATATTCCTTCATCGTCTAAGCCTGCTGGTGTTTTGTGTGCGTCTTTGTCGGATCGCTGTATCAGCATTGCTGGCGTTCCCCAGAAATACGCCATTTTGAAATCAGTGATGTAGTTTGCGGCATTATCAGTTACTTTAATATTGATCTCAGGGCGAACAATTTTGGGTCTGTCCAGTGGTTGATCGCCGGCTTCAAAATCTATAAGATATTGCATCTCTAACCGATTAAATTTATGTTTCTCATATGCTTTTGACAATTCTTTGATTATGTTGTCGGCAGTGATTTCTTTTGCGTCCGTATATATCTTTTGACGTCCCTTTAGTATCCACATTCTGTTCGCCCTCCTTTCTTAATAGAATCTTTTGCCGCTGCTACTTTTGGCTTGTATCTTTTTTATAGGCTTAACTGACTGCACAATACCGTCCTGTGTAAGAATGCAAGTCATTTGCTCACATTTCCTACATTGCACTTCAAAAGCGTTTGTCGCTTTCTTGTCATAGTGGAAAATAATTCTTCCACAATTGGGGCATGTAATTATCTGGCTACTCATAGCGTTTCAGCCGACGGCAGCATCGAGTCTTGCAATTTGTATACTTCGTCCTGGAAAGACTCGTAATCGGAATTGCATTCCTTCCGGTTCTGCTTGTATAACTCATGGTTGTTTATCCAGTTGCTAAACTGTACCTCTTTAGGATTGTTTGAATTGATTTTTGCCTGAAACGCAAAAATCACTTGATCATTTACTGTGCTGTCTCCTGACAGTGATATACTCTTGCTTCTAATCGTTAACATAGTTATCTCCTTTTTGAGTAATAAAAAAGCGCCATACATATGTAAGGCGCAATTAACTTTATTTCGTACTTTTCTATTGTTGAGAGTATCATAGTAATAGCATGTATTCAAGATGATATCTTGTGTCATTTAGTGATATTAAATGATAGGTTTTAGTGTCATAGGTAACCACGAAATTCCAATTAAAATGTCATAGTTAATATTGAATTGTTTTTTATCTGTCTACCAATGCTTTCCTTGATTGATAGCTTGATTACTCTCTTGATTACTCTCTTGATTACTCTCTTGATTACGGGAACTTTGAAAGCCGCATAAATACTAGCTTTTTGATATGCATAGGTAACCAAGAAATTCCGCATTAGTAACCAAGAAATTCCGCATTAGTAACCAAGAAATTCCGCATTAGTAACCAAGAAATTCCACATTAGTAACCAAGAAATTCCACATGAGTAACCAAGAAATTCCATAAAATATAAAAAAGGTAACAATTTTATATTTACAATGGTAACTTATGGTGCTATAATAAACATAAAAGTAGAGAAAGAGAGGTTTTACACATGGCTAGAAAAAAGATTGGGCCAATAACCAGTTTAGGAAATGGAGACAAACTTACTGTTCAAAAAAGTTTACCGCTGTTTTCCCTGTGGCGTTCTGAGCTATCGCTTGCAGAATTTAAAATACTCGATACATACCTATCGCGCATAGATAGTCACAAGCCAGAGAAACGAGTTGTAGTATTTGAAAAAGGTGAGCTTGAAAAGATTCTAGGAGTAAAAAAAATCAACAACCAAGACCTCAAGGCAAGATTAAAGCATCTTATGGGAAATGTAATAGAAGTGCAAGATGATAGTGAAAAACAAGGTTTTAGATTGGTGACGTTATTTGAAGAAGCAACGGCAGAACAAGATGATTACGGTCTGTGGCAAGTAAAGCTAGAGTGTTCTCAAAAAGCAATGAAGTATTTTTTTAATATTGAAAACCTCGGATATCTTCGGTATAAGCTGCGCTGCATAACATTACTCACAAGCCGTTACACTTATATCATGTTTACGTATCTTGAACAAAACCGTTTTCGAAAAAAATGGGAAGTGCAGCTTGATGAATTAAGGCAAATACTTGATTGTGATAGAGAGGAACTGTATAAAGAATACAAGTTTTTCAATCAAAAGATATTGAAACGTGTTCAGAAAGAAATGGATGAAAAAACTGAATGTCGGTATACATACGAACCCATTAAGAAAGGGCGAACGGTAGTTGGTATAAGATTTGAAGTCGAAACATTGCCTATATTGGAAGTGCAAGTTCCAGAAGCGCCAGTGCCAAAGGAAGATACATTAGATCGTCCGCTCTGGGAAAGTGCATTGAATGAATGGGAACTATCACAGGCACAGCTAGAAGAGATACAGACGCTACTCGTAACAGTACCAGTTCATAAGCTGCCAAGTTGCCAAAAGGAAGATCTGGAAAAGGCTTACTACCAGTATATAGCACAGAAAGCTGCTGAAATTAAGCGAAGAAATGAGCAAAAGCCGATTCGTAGTCGATTTTTGTATTTGCGAAAGCTTATACAAGGAGATGTATCATCGAAAGTAAAACAATCATCGCAGGCAGCTGCTAAAGGTACTCAAGTATTCCAAAATTTCACAGAGCGTCAAGACAACAATTACTCGGAAAAAATCATGAATAAGTTAAAAAGTGATTTAAAGGAATTTCAGGAAAATCAAAGTTGCTGAAACATCAATAGCAGGGGAAATTTGCTTCCCCTGCTATTTTTTATTGGTTCAGATATTCACTCCCAAACTTTTTCTCAAATTCGTTTAATGCTTCTTTGTGAAGCTTAAAAACATGTCGTTGTGTAAAATGTAACTCATCTACTATTTCGCACCATTGTTGCTGTGCAACGTAACGCTTGAACAGTATATTATAATACTTAAACTCAAGCTGCTCCATTTGAGCAATGATTTTAGTTTTTAGGTCCACAAAAGAATCAATCATTGAATCAATTTCGCGTTCCATATCTACCAACTTACAAATCGTAGATGCAGTCTTGTCTGTGGCATGTCCAGTTTGCACATTGACATCTTTTACACAACTCGGAACCGAACAAAGCATATTTTTTAACTGTGTTTTTTCATAGATCTTGTTTGATATTTTAAGATCAAGTACGCTAATTTGTGAAAGATAGTGTTTTGTATCCATACATGTCTCCAATCTTAATAGATGCTGTTAATGATTCTTGTTGGTCTTGGTTCTCTGCGCTGTATGCGTAATGCGAAGTTTGCAAATGTATCTGGTACATCATCAAGTTGCTTTTTTCCGCTGGTGGAATACTGAGCCAAAAGAGACATCATTACACCATATGGTTCTTTTGGTGTATAAAGTTTTTTGTCTTTAAAGACAACGTGCTGCAGTATCCAGTTTGAGCACTGATATATTCTTGCTTCCTTGTTTGTTTCAGTCGCTCGAAAGGATATGTTGCAAATCCAGCCTTTTTTAAGAACACGTTTATTGACTTCCAGAGAAACACGGTCTCCGCCATTATTGCTTTCAAACTCGCAATCTTCAACCTTGTTGTCAACAAGGAGATTTGCGGAATTTTCATACTGGGCTTCATAATCAGGAGAACTGCTGCACACGCAGTCTACGCAGTAATACAAATCTTTTCCTTCGTACTTTATAAGTACTGGAAGAACGAAGAAATCAGTACCTGTTGATTTTGTATCAGCTTGAGCAGTGATACGTTCAATTTTTGAGGTCGGAAGTTCCTTGTATCGCATGATTTTTTCTTCTGGAAACAGCAGTCCTTCTCTTTCGACTGGCTGTTGCATGTAAAGACAGTTGTATGACACATCATCCATCAACAGCGCTTGCTTTGCAAAGAACTCCTTTGTAAAGCCACCTATTGCATAGTCAAAGTTGCTGTCGCCTGTCTCCGGGTCTGTGGCAGGAATAGAAATAACCCTTACGCGGTTGTTTCCATCGTATATATCTATCAGCCTTCCAATAACATCTTGAGTTGACCAACGTGTTGCTTGCATGATCTCTTTGCAGGGATTATTATTGCTATCAACTGTTTTTCGCTGCAATGCATCTACAGTATAAGCTCCCCACATCTTGTCGAGGTAGTTCTTGTTCAAGGCTTCTTCTAGGCTACCTATCATATCATCGGTAAGTAAAAATTTGCTTGCACGAACTTTTCCGGCACTCTTCGCGCCTACAGATGTTGTTTGCAAAGATGGAAATGGCTTATATTTTCCGACATTGAATTGTTGCATCAATGCATTTGTAGATGTAATTTTCAAGTCTGGGAAGATATCGTGCCAAGCGTATTCAAGCGCATCATCAACCATTTGATAGACGCCATCGTAATACATTCGCGTGATATCGCCTGAGTGAGAATAGAACAGGCTGTAATCGTCTGGGAACCAACCAATTACGGCTGAATGGAAGAACTTGAGTAGGGTTGTGTTATGCGTAACAATATAATCGTCAGTGACATATAAATGTGACGGATCATCAATATATATACACTGGCATTCATCAAGCCCGACATATTTAATTGATTTTATTCTGCAGTATTCAAAATGGTTGAAGTTTTCACCAGAAATGCAAGGTATGTAAAAGTGAGTTGGTTTGTAAAGCATTCTTGAAGTCTCTACAACTTTTTGACATCCAAAAACTCCAAGTGAAGTTTCGTAAACTGATAACCATAAATGATTATCAGATGCTCTACATTTATAACCGTTTTCAAGCGTTATTTCGTAAATTTTACGTAAACCTTGGGGAAAGATTCCAGTTACGGTTGATTCATTGCCATTTGCAGCAAATACTTTGTCGCCAACCTTTAAATCACCCATCTGAACAAAACCGTTCGGAGTAAGTACCTTTGAATATAATGGCTGTGCCTTGCCTGTTCCGGGCGGCATGGATATACACAGAATGTCGTACTTATCATCAAGCATACCTTGATAAGATTCTATAAGTTGGAACTTCTCAAACTGTTTAATTTTGGGCTTGTAGAACATCTTTCGAGGTTCGCGCTTGTGCTCCAAAAACAGTAAGTAGTCGTTGAATATTCTTGCTCGTGCACCATTCAGATAAGTCTGCCAATACAGTTTGTCCCACTCGTCACCCTCTACTTTTCTGTTACGATTGCAGTACCACCTAACATAGCTATTTACATGGTCGCCATACCCTCTATACGCATCAAGATTCTTAAAATCGCGATTTGGTATAAACTCATTGGCATCAAGCAGAATCAGTCTTGCTCCGCCACATAAGGTGTTGAGCTGACTGTATGTAGGCTGCATGATGATCTGGCGCTGTATATTCTCCACACGTTCTTTGTGCTGTCTTAACTCTAACAAAAAGAGGCTCCTCCTTTCTTAACATTTAAAGAAGAGCCTCCATTTTGGCTGTTACATAATCACCATTTTGATTATGCCGTTTTAATTATTTTCTTACTATGTCTTCTCTGTTTACCCAACCATAGACATTATCGCCTATGATGTGATACTGATGCTTGCCACTCTCACAAATACTTGTTACAGTTGCAACTTCTGGAATTGCAGTGATTGGCTTATCAGCCCATGCTGACATATACTGTTTATTGCCCGTGAATTGGACTTTATCACCTAAGTTTATAACTTGTGCGTTAGCATTTGCAGAATAGCTGTAATAGCCACTTCCTGCCTTTGTAAAGGCATATCCACAAGCCTCACCTGGCCATACAATCTTATACCAACCAGAAGCAGTGATTTCAAGGACTTCTACGGCTACAGAAGTCTTGATTGTATCAAGCTTCTTTGCAGATGTATCTGCCCCTGTGCGGATCTTCATAGGTGTGAGCGCAACTGCTGTTCCAATACCCTTGCCACAAAGGCTTGTATTGCCTTCTGTGCTGTTATGAGGCGGTTGGCTACTAGACTGTCCGGCCTTTGCACCATTGTCAAGGACAACCAACGTGTGACCTTGTGTAGCTGTACAGAGTATATCTCCACGCAGTAGGTAATCCGGTGACTGTGAATACTTTTCATCTCGCAAAATTTCGAACTCTCCAGTTTCAGAAAGTTTCTCAATTTCATTCAGCGTCGAAAACCACGGGATATCCCTTTGCAGAGCATATGCTACGCAAGCGCGAACTAATGTGCTGCAATCTACGTCACTGGCAACCTTTACTTTTGAGCAATCCCATCCATACGGTTTTGACTTGTCGTACAAGTCCCAAGACCGCGCCTGGTTATATCCAATCATATCATTTGCACATGCTGCTTCCATATCGCTTGCAATGCTTTCGCGGACGCTGGCTCTTTTGGCACGGGCGACAACATACTTTTTAGGATTTGGATACCATGGCTCAATCGCCACTTCCTGTCTTGTCTGGTCGCCAGGCTGTCCGCCCTTCAATTTTCCGTTTTCATCAATACGTGCACTACCTACTCTAACCATTTAATTTCCTCCGTGTTTATTCCATATTCTTTCATATTCATCTACCCATTGTTGAGCAGAGTAACGATAATGTTTTTTTATTTCTTCTTGGACATCGCTCCACATCACAAAATAAGTATTTATTATAGATTTTCGAATAGAGCAACTGTATTTTTGACTAAGATGATATATATGATGGTTAGCAACAAATGCTTCAGTATTATCAAAGCGACTTCTTTCATCAGTCAAACTTCTGTCGTACATTTCTGTAAGCCCCATATATAAACAGGCTAGCTTGTAATAGTCCGACTTCTCTGATTCTATTCCTGTTGGAAAATATCGAAATTGAATTTTTTCAGCAGGTAGCTTTTGTATGCCATCGGCTAAGTTGCTTTGTGGAGCACAATATTTTAGATTCTCCATTTTCCTCCCATCATTTTTATTCAATATACCAATCTTCCGCTAAAAGATCTTCCACGCTTGGAAGATACATTGCAAGTGAACCGTCAATATAACGCATCTGAAGATATGGATCGCAGTTAAGAAGCCCTTCTCCGTTATCAACTTCTAAATAGGCATCCACTGTGCCTATATCACAAGGATGGCCAGCTGGTAAACCTTTGCGATATAAAACAAAACGTCCGCTTCCATACCAACGCATTCGGGCGACTTTATAACCTTGCTTTAGTAAATCTAGCGCTTTGCTAAATGTAAATAATTGTTTTCCGTTAGCTGTTTGCGATTCACTAGAATTATTTGCAATTTCCCAGTCTTCTGCAAGCATTCCCATAAAAATATAAGTCATATCAGCAGTGTCAGGAATGTTGAAAAGTTCTTTAAGCTTTCCTGAATCGTGTTTCGCTATTAAGGTTTTCTTTGATTTGTCGTAGTACCAGACTTCATTCCATTTCTTTCTTTTCATTGGAATGCCTTTTTTCATATTGGAAAATGCAGCTCTGAAATCCATAGTACTTAATCCCCCTCGTAGATGATATCTAGCCCATATGCCGAAGCAGCATTATGATCGAGCCAACAACCAACCGCATTTTTCCATCCTTTACAAAAGTAAATTGCGTTAGAACGGGTTATACGAATAAAAAACTCAGCAACAAAATATTCAGGAACGGTGACTACGCTGCTTTGCTCAAGAGAAGCCTTGGAGTTGTACCATTCTCCTAAAAAAGGAACATCTATAGGTTCATACCCCATTTCTTTTAAAGTTTGAACGGCTTTTTCTCTTGTGGCTTTAATTTCTTCAATGGTTTTCCCACAAATTGGCTGCGAAATCATAGCCATCTTAGCTCTGCTGTTAAGGCTCTCACTGTTCAAACGCCAAACAATCCAATCATCGGATGCAATGTTTGAAAAAGTATAATCTGGATTAGCTGTTTTTCTAATGTCAAACTCCTCACCATCTTTTGTGTGGATGATGATGGTCTGCTTTTCTTTGGACCAGTACCAATAGCCTGCCCATGATGGAAGCTTTATCAGTGCACCCTGTTTCATCAATCCAAATGCTTCTGAAAATTTCATGCGTACTCCTCCTTATGGCATGTATTCTGCACCTTTTTATACACATCTTCGTATAATTCCTGCGTATCTCCATTATAGGTATACTCAGCGTACACTCCATCTCCCGACACTGTGGTAGTTGCCAGTAACTTGTAGTTTTGCAAAGTCTTACAACTCCACACAACTAAAACATTACCTGGAGTAATATACTCTGCTCCCTCTTGTTTGTTATACCATTCTGATAATTTTCTTTTGCACACATTCTGGAAGTGTGCCATTCCTGTGATAATCATATCATACCTCCGCTTTTTTAATCCTCATAAATAATGTCGAGTCCGTAGGCTACTGCTGCATCATGTTCGATACGGCATCCACGAGCATTTTCCCATCCTTTACAGAAATATGCAGCATGGCACAGGCTCATGTTCTCCAGAGACTTTGCTAAGAAACAGAGCGGAATCTGTACAACACCGCGTTCCTTCATCGACTCGTTGCTGTACCACTCGTCTGTAAAAAGAGTGTTTACGATTTCATAGCCCTTCGCCTCTAAAGCTGCAACAGCCTTTTCTCTTGTTGCAACAATTTCCTCATCAGTTTTGCCAGCCATTGGCTGTGAAAGCATAGCTTTCTTTTTTGCTGGCAGTTTTTTGATGGCATCAATTGCAATATTCAGTGCTTCGTATTTTCTTTTCCTGTCTGGATCATCGTAAGTATCGGTGCCCTTTTTAATGCAATTATCACGCATATTTTCCAGTAAGCATGTAGTACCCGTAAGTTCTTCATATGTGTAAGTAGGTGTCAAAATTTCCATAAAGTCCTCCTTCAAACCATCAAGGCTATAATTGTTGTTGCTAAAAATACAATAGTTGTAAACAGAAGTATTTTTTGGTTGCGTTTTAGGCTATAAAGAGTGTTGAATGCATCGGCAACGATCATTTGCTCACTAGAATACCGGGCTGTATAATTGCTGCCGAGTAGTTCTTTTAAAAAATCATCTTGTATGCGACTCAGGCGTTCAAAACGTTTTCGATAATTTCTAAGTTCCCATCTAAGATCTATTTCTGTATAAGTACTCCATTTATCGCTTTGAATGGCTTCGCAAAACTTTTTGTATCCTTTGTATTCTTCACTACTTCGAATTACATGAGAAGAACAATTCAGAAATTCTTTTGCTTCTTCTAGGCGCAGATACTCCTCTCCTGTCCATATCATTACATTTAGACCATTTTTTGAAGCTTTTAAGGCGTCTTCGTATGTCATAAAAGATTTTTCTCCTTTCCTAAGTGTTTGGCGACAGTTTTCTAAGTTTTCCGCACTTTAGCACGGCAAAATTCATTTCCAAACTCTTGTTATGGTCCTTTAAAATTGAATGTATTACATGTGTTTACCATGTAAACGTAAAGTTTACTCGTGATGAGTTGCCTTAAATCCCCATTCTGGCAAGAAATTGATCTCATAATGGTACTTGTCTACCTCCGAGCCAGAGATATCTTCGACCACGTACATGGTGTAGTCATTCAGATATACATAATCTTTCTGGTATTTGCCTTCGGCAGTCTCAATAATGACTTCGAGTTCATTTGATGAATTGTTCTTTAATGCAAATGTTCCAGTCAACTCCAGAAGAACTGTATCAGTTCTTGCGTTCAGAACAGTAAGCTTCCTGGTTATGTTGAAGTTGTCCGCCTGTGCAGAAATATTAGCGCTTACCTTATTAGCTTCAGTGCCGCAGCCAATGGCTGCACTAGAAAACATTGCTGCGGTTACAAGGGTAGCGATTAGTCTTTTTAATTTCATTGTCCATGTCCTCCATTGGTTGATTCGTTAAATCTTTTTACGCCATTAAAAAAAATATCAGGATCTTTTTCAAAACAAATGTAATGACGGCCAGTATTCACAGCTGCGATAGCAGTTGTCATACTTCCAGCGCACATATCAAGTACTGTGTCGTTTGGGTTACTATATGTCTTAATCAATTCTTCGATTAGTTTAACTGGCTTTTGTGTCTGATGATATCCGTTTTCATTTGAAAATCTCCACACAGATCTTGGATATCTTTGTGTGCTTTCATAGTCAGTTGGTGTATAGTTTCCGTAGCATTTTGATGTTGCTTTCCGAGTTTTTCGAACCCGTTTAACAGGCATACCGTTTTTCATTTGCGGATTGTATGTTGGCAAACACTTATAGAACACGCAAATATCTTCATGCGCTCTAAGTGGCATACGGTTCGCGTTGAGAAATCCAGATGCATTTGCTTTTTCATAAATCAAATTATAGTGCCACATTTTGCAATTGCTTTTCATCAAGTCTGCCGTGAACATACCAGATGCAAAGAGGATAATTGCACCATTGTCTTTGATTATGCGGTTAATGCCCCCCCATAAGTCATCAAACGGAATTGGAGTATCCCATTTATTTCTCGTAATCCCGTATGGAAGATCTGTGCAAACCATGTCAATCGACTTGTCAGGTATACTTTTCATTCCATCTCTGCAGTCAATGTTAATCATGACATCGATCATCGGTACACAACCTTCTTGCTAACCTCGGCAATGCTGATTCCGGCTGCAGTTCGCCGTACCTCAACGTCTTTACCTTTTTTGAGTGCCGCCGCTATAAGGGCGGCTTGCTCCACAACTTTTGTTTGCAAATCATCTTTAATCAACTAATCCTGCCTCCTTCCACGCTTTGTGCAATTTCTCTCCGTTCCATGCAATCCAATCAACCATCTCTTCATTCATTGCCCATCCCTGCATCGAAAAATTTGAGTTGTAGACAAGTCCAGACTCGTTAAGGAAAGCGTGTACAATTTCATGCCTAAGCACTTGTTTCATTCGTCCTACTGGGTCAGTTGCGATTGGATCACAGTCTGGGTTGGCAGTCTGGTCGATGAGGAAGATTTTTTTACTATATGGGTCAGTCCACCCATCACAGCCCTCACACGTTTTATACTGATCGTGTTGAACTACTGTAATCTGATACTCACATCCGAGTACCGTTATACTATTTTTAGGATTCATCATGTTATTATCTCCGTTCTACGATTCAATCGAACACATTCCAATACACTGCGGCGTGTCAAAAATCTTTTCTCGCATTCGCCTGGTGCAGACATATCTGCCTTCTTTCCAGTTAATGCGCTCGTCTTTTCCTTCATCACACGTTATGGTCAAATCTCCGACATTGAATGGATTTCCATATGCTTTCCAGTCTTCGACAATGTAGTAGAACATATCTTCGACAGAATCAAAGATTCTCATTTCTGCCATTGCGTCGCATAATACTCCTCTGTGTGGTCTATATTTCACCATGAATCAGCCCTCCTTAAAAGCATAGTCTTTGATCTTGTTGTCAACGAATCGAATCTGGCTCGGATTTACCTCGCCCATCGTGCCATCATCATACTCTACAAGCCCAAATATCATGCTCATTTGTCCCTCAGGACAACCGCCAATATACAAATCCGCTGCAACAGGCTTTGCAAAATTTTCCCACATATGGAATAACGCTTTCTTTTCTTCGCCATTTTGAGTTACAATACATGGACGAACCCCAAAGTTGATTTCTATATTCTGCATTTGCACCTCCAGTGTACGTGTATACTTGTATCAACGTACATATATAGCTAGCATAATGTACGTGTATATAGCTAGCAAATGTGTGTTGGCAAGTTAGAACAAGTGTTTATAGAACAGCATTTCTCGGATGCTGCCAGACATGTAGTGCGATAAACTCTTTACAATCACTCCATGTTTGCTGCCATAATCAGTTTTTAGATACTCTTCAATCAAAACCTTATTGCTTTGAAGGTCATCATAGTCATCTTTTAAAGATTCTGGTGACTTGATATAGCTTCTTGCAACTCGTTTAAGGCTCTCGTCTGATAGATTCTTAGCGTCAAAGCCTGTAGATGCTTTGTATTGGTGGTTAAACTCAAAAATAATAGCAGTCAGGCTGCTATATTCCTTGTCAACCCAGTCATTTTCCTGTTGCTCTGTGGTAAAGATGTTTTTAGGATTGTTTGAATACAATCTGTGAAGCTCATCTTTAAGAACTGACTCCTTAGACTTGATAAAGTCATCTGGATCAACAGTAGGCTCTTTCTTTTTGGGGCTTGCCCCTGAGTTTTGAGCACTTTTAGTGCGCGAAACCATGTATTTATCTCTATTGTCAACTTTAGTTGATAATAGAGCATGTTCTTTATCTGTATCACTTAAACTACTGTTATACTTAATATCTATTGTATTACTTATCTGTGGACTTTTTTCAACCCCACCCTGTTGATTTTTCTCCATACCCCCACATGGATTTTTTTCCATGTTAGAAGAAATAGATTTTTCATTGACAAAAGAATCAAAAAATTTCTGAGTGAGGATAATGATTCGCTTGTCGATTTCTTTAGTGTTTTCTTTGTATTCAAAGATTCTTTCAATCAATCCCAGTTGTTCAAATTTTAAAAGCATCTTTTGGATACTATTTTCTTTTAAGCCAATGAAGTTGGCAAAATGCTTGTTAGAAGCAAAACAGCCTTTGTCTTTTTGAGTAAGGCTGTATATCTCAATTAACAAGAATTTCTCTCTAGGACTTAAATCCGGTGATAAATAAAGACGTTCTGGAATCCAGATTCCTTTAAAATCTCTGCCCTCCGATATTACTATTTCTTTTTTTGCCTTCTCTGACATCTGTTTTACCTCCTGTGCGATAATGTATTCCTGTGATTACAAATCAGTTGCCAGGCAGTCACAGGTTCTGCTTTTCGGGAGCTACCCTAGGCAACTGGAGCGCCGCAAGAAGGATTCGAACCCTCAGTCCTGTTACAGATCACCGATTTTCAAGATCGGCCCAGTACCATTGTGGCATCGCGGCAAAAGTGGGTAGAGTAGGACTCGAACCTACATATCCGAAGATGACAGATTTACAGTCTGCTGCAATACCAATTCTGCACATCTACCCAAATACCGCCTATACGGTTGCGGCTGACTTGTCCGCAGGTTGATTCTCACAGAGAGTTGCAGTTGCTACTTTGTGGGAAAAGAGAAAGGGATTTCACAAAGAAAGAAAAAACCACATCGTTTACAAACTGCATATGGACCCTCTGGGACTCGAACCCAGACCCGGCTGCTTATGAGACAGCTGCCCTAACCTATTGAGCTAAAGGTCCGTATGCGCCATATGGGACTCGAACCCACGACGCCTTGATTAAAAGTCAAGTGCTCTTCCAGCTGAGCTAATGGCGCAACAGGGCTAGTTGGACTCGAACCAACAGTGCAGGAATCAAAATCCTGTGCCTTACCATTTGGCGATAACCCCAGCGTGATCTTATCCTCACATGCCACTGGCTGTCAAGACAAGATTCACGATAAAGAACGTAGAAAGTACTACAGCACTGGCAAGTCTTTCTCTGGATCTTTTCTCATTCAGCCATCCTATAATGCTAGTCAGCATAAAGATGTTAAAAAGAGATGCCAGAATGCGGAGAATAAGAACAAACATTAAATATCCCCTTCCTTTCTGTGGAGTGAATTTTCAGCTTTGAAGCCGTCAGGATAGCGTTCCCAAAGCTTCTTGTTATTTTTAATCGCAATATCCTCAAGAGAGGTATCAAGTGCCTCAGCAGTAAGTGCCAGATAATACAGCACGTCGCCACATTCCTTGATAAGATGCTCTCTATCAAATGGATGCCCCTGAAAAATCTGCTTTTTGAGAAGATCAACAAGCTCACCTGCTTCACCTGCAGTACCGAGGATACCATTCATAAGCATGTTTTCCTTTGTTGCTTTTGTTACGTCTGATGCGGTTCTCATTACACCGCACTGATATTCGTCAAATGTCATTTCGTTTCCTTTCCAGTGATAAGATCACTATACGGCAATGTTTCAATCCAGTCACAAAAATCTCGCCATTCGTCCAGTTTATGGTTACGGCGTGCTTTATAGATGTTTGCAAGAACTTCGTAGTTAAGCGTTACATTTCTGGTCTGGTTATAAGAATCAGGTAACAGCTGAATTAGTTGCCACCAATACTTCTTTTCCTTGGTAGCAAGATATTTTTGCCTGTAAAAATTAAGCATACGGATTGTCTGATTCAACAGGCCGATTGGCGAATGCTCTGCCCCGTGAAATATCGGGAAATCAGATTCAGCACTTTCAAAGTCAATAAGATGCTCTGCTGAGAAATCATCTAATGTAAATTCTTTGGCATCAATTCGATGCATGGTGCTACAACTATTCTTCGAAGTACCTACGGAATATGTGTCTGCTTCTTTCCACCAATAAAGTGGTGCTGTAATTCTGATGCATACTGGAAGCATACGCATAAATTTACGATGATCGGGACCATATGAAGATAGATGCCGCATAAGTGCCATATCTTCTTTGCCAACTATAAATTGTGGAGACCATGTACATTTATCTGGTTGGATACTATCGCAGGTATCACAATCACGTTCTTCACCGAGGTGAAGACAGCCCCAATGACTATCACTTTTAAACCACGAATTGAAGGGGTTTCGAAGACCTTCAATAGCAAATTCTATTTGTCCTGGGCTTGGTAATACAGCATGTTCTAATTTAATCATAAAGACTCCGCTATTTTGAACACTTCTTTTTCGTATTCGATAAAAGATTCTAAAATTTTATCGAAAAATACATATTTGAAATATTCTTGAAGTTGGCAAGTATCAAGGTCTTTCAGCAGCCAAAGCTCAAAAGCATAGTTAAAGCGGTGCAGAGTACCATCATATAATTTTTTATTAAAAGTAACAGTTATGTGGTTAAAACACGGTGGCAAAGCTTTAGCATCAATTCCAAAAGACTTGCTAAGCTTGATTAGCACAGAAATGCATTTATCTATATCACTCATAGACACTCCCTTCTTATCGAGTTGCTGACAAAATAATTTTGTTATTGCATTGTGGGCAGACGATGTAAGTTGTATTTTTACTGCTTAGCCAAAATGCAGATGATGTTTCTACAATTGAGTGCGACGATTTCTCAAGAATGTCAGAAATATCGTAGCTCAAAAGTGCACCGCAACTTGGACATTCAGCTTCCTTTCTTGTGCCAGGTCTCAGAATTTTTATCATTTCGCACAATCTCCTAACGCTTCGCAGTAAAATCTTTAAGTGTTCCAAGAAGTGCCTCTTTTGACCCAAATTCTGGAAGCTCCAAGATTAAAGCAGCTCTGCAAAAGCTGATTGTAGCATCAAGCCCCAAAACAAGCTCTAATTGCTCTAGTTGTTCTTTACCCATAGTATTTGCCATTGAATGAGTTGAAATTGATTGTGGGGCATTCTGTGGCTTTACAGCGGTATTTTGAGGACCTGACTTAGCAGCCATTATATCATTCTGCTGCTTAGCCTTAACCATAAAGTCCAAAATGTACTGACAAAGCTCTTGACGTTCTTTACATGCTTTTATTTTATTTGCATCTGGATTAGGCACAGCTGAGAAATCGTTGATCTGCTTTTGATATCCAGAAATAACACCTTGTAACCATGTTGTTGCATTCTCAAATTTTGTTGCCATTACTCCTCCTATTCATCCAAAGGGGATATTGCTTTAACAAACTCGCGAGGAAAGAAAGCTTTTAAGCTAGAAGTGCAAGATACGTAAAACAATTCTTCGTTGGTTAGATAGCCATAGTATCCGTCTTGTGGATTACAATAAGCTTCTATTGTTTCGCTTGTGCCGTCAATAAATTTAACTAAAACTAACTTTGTGTCATTCATTGCTTATTCCTCTGGCATGTAGTAGATATCTGGTGAGAAGCTAGAAGCAGAAATATTTAATTCTTCAAATACCTCGGCTGCTCTGGCTGGAGATTTATACTCTGCAAGTACCATGTCTTGGTTTGTAGTCCTTGCAAAGATAGTTTCATCACGTCTTAGTAAAGCAACGTTACAAAACTCAACAGATTTGGTTTTACACTGTGAAATGATTCTCATTAGATAACCTCCTGTTCTTGTGTTCTATCTGGCATGTAACCATTTGGGTAACGTTTATTCGTTCACGATTGATTCCGTGTCCTTCACGGCACAACTGGCAAACCAGTATGTCACCGCAATGCTGACATTCATCGGTTATTTCCTTGGTTGATATTTTCATTAGTCTGGAACCTGCATCAGAAGTCTAAAGGTGTTTTTGCCTTTCACTGTCACGAGGGTTCGAGTCCCGGTAAAGTGGTTATATGGATTTTTAAAATCTTTCATCTGGAACAATCCTTGCTTACGGTATGTCTCGTAAGGTTTTAAAATGCCCTTGGAATCTTTGTAAATATAACCCTTAGCAATTAACCATCCAGTAAATTCTGTTTGACTATACCCTAATTCTTTAGCTGTATCTCGGAAGTTTGTAAGAAGATTGCTGTTTACCAGAGAATCAAAATACTCAGCCTTTGGTGCTTGCTCCTGAACAGTTTCGATGAGCTTCTGCTTTTCTTCTTGTTCTTCAATCCAGCGCTTTGCTCTTTCAATTGGGTCTTCGATCATGTAGGAATCGGGTTTGCACTCGTTAATACTGTAAGAACCAGTTTTGCGGATTGAAGGAAGAACATCTTTAGTTACCCATCGTCTAAAGTCACGTGCTTTGTCTTTACGGCTTTCCAAAATTACATCATATAAGCCATCTTCATTGACAAATAACATATCTTGTTTTCTTCCAATCGAGTCGGAGATGGGGTATTTTGAAACTACCTCATCTGAAAGCCTTTGATTGACAACCTTTGCTGTAAGCTCTAACGCCTTGCATAAGTCAGTCAGGCAAAACCATGCTTCACCATTAACTATTTGTGTTCTGATATCTCCAAATTCTGGATTATTAAAGATTGCTATATTATTCATATAAACACCTACCTTCCTGGTATGCCTTGGCATTATGGCAAAGAAACTGTCAAGGCTCACAGCTTTCGGGTCGCGATTCCCTATCTTTGCCATATGTGTAGTTACGAGTTAAAAGGGGCTTTTTATTTTGGAAAAATATTTTGGGGACTAAGTAGCCCCATGCCGGGGGCATGCTCTCAGACCCCTACACCCCCTTTTTGTGTGATCATCTGGCAGGCTGTGCGGATGGTTGCGGCTTCTGCTCCGTGGCGGCAAGACCTGAATTGTGTGCATTTGTATATACAAAAGCAACAGTGTTTTGCTGCCCTGGTCTGAGTATACGCACCATTGACCGTTAAAAGTTCGTAAAACAAACATTATACGTACTCTATGTTACTTTGAAGATTAACACAGATCAAGAAACCTTGACTAATCTTAATTTAAATCGTCAGATAATTTGAAATCCGATAGTTTAGGGGCTTCTGGTTCTGCGTCAATGACTTTTTCCCACTCTTCCGCCGTTATCTGCTTGGCTTCTGGTGCTGTCTCAGCTGACAAGCGGAACTCTGACGCGTTGACATAGTCGCTATTGTTAGTAAGATCAAAAATTGCAAGCACTGGCGGCATTTTGCCAGTAAATGCAAGCTGTTTCTTACAAGCTGTTATAACGCCTTTTACCGCGTCTATAGTAGACTTCCAATCACTGCCACGCTTTTCATAGCCCGTGATCATGTGCCGCGTAACTCCCAAAAATGCCGCCCAGGACTCTATATCAGGCACTAGGCGCAGCTTTCCGCCTTCCGTTGGGGTTTTGTTTACGTTCCGGACAAATGTCAGATACTCTTCTGAGTCGTGCTTGAAACTTTTTAGCCCTTCGGGAGAGTTGCTATACATGGGCTGTGAGCCTTTTTCACGTGCCCTGGCTAGCCCCTGCAGAGATACGTCAAGGATAGCATCCAGTTCGTCTCCGTCCATGGTTTCTGCAATATCCCTATAGCTCGGCATTCGTTTTCCTCCTCTTGGCATTCTGTAGCCCTCCTTTCCCTGTATTTCTTTTTGTCGTGCGTATATGTGGCTATATCTTAGCCTTTCCCCTTCAAATGCCTTCTAGCCGCTTTCTGTGCCCTTCTAGCGCCCTTCTGTGCGTGCTCATCGTGTCCAGCTCTCACATGTGTCCGCCTCTGGCTGTCTGTCTGTGTATCTCTCGTCTGTTGGCTGTCTCTGGCTTGATGATCTGTCTGTTGTCAGCTTCTGCGCTCTGTATCTGTATATACTTAGATACACTATACACATACCTACTTACCAGATATCTATATACTGTACATACAGATATACATATACTTATACATATACTTATACCTATACAGTACATAGAGATATACTATACATACTCACCTTATATGTACTTTACATATATACCTTATACAGACATACTTAATATATATTATCAGATAATATATTATATATACTATACATATACAGATATTATATACATATACACCATATAATTATAAATATAATATAAATACACTGATAATATATTAAATATACCGATAGTATATTAAATGTATATACCATATACATATACAGTAAATATATATACTGTATATATTATATATAAGGAAGCGACACGGAAAAGCTGTAGGCTTGGGGAAAAGGAAAAAGCCCACGACCAGAAAAAGAAGCACCGTGTTTTAGCACGGCTTGAAATCTTTTCCGATCATGGGCTATATACTCTATATATCCATATCTAGGCTACATATAAATACTATATATAGTAGCTTGATTACATAATACAACAATATGAGGTATAAATCAAGTTAAATATTTTTAAAAGTGCAAGTTGCACAAATTAAGAATTTACGGCTGAATGTCTGAAAATGGGTAAAGAAAAACGGCAAGCTGTACACCTGCCGTTTTGTTAGTGTTTAAATCATTCGTCTGGTTCACCAAAGACCTTGATATACTCTTCGGTGCTTGCGTTCTGCTCCATCCACTTTTGCGCCTTTTCTTTGGTGTATGGGATGATTTCCTCAGAGCCTGTCTGATAACCGTTCCTGCATTTGCGATATCTGCTATTTGCATCGCCCGAACCGTACAGGAAGAACTCCCCAGTTTTCTTTCTGTACAGAGTCTCCTCAAAATATGAAAATCTTCCGTATGCCCCGTTATCGTAATAGCCAACTTTTTTAGCTGTCTCCGTGTTGTACATTTTTCCATCAATAATTTTCTTCATGTCTTCGCCTTTCTGCCCTCGTAACCTCCGGGGCGGGTGCTTTGATATTTACCAGATTTCAACGCCGAGCTTGTCAGCTGCTGCGCTTACTACGTCCTCTACGGTGTCACTGTCGGCGCTGTCGTACTCGTCCGCCATATCAGCCAGTTCACACAGCTTGCGGCAGTCGTCGGGGTTCCACTCTCCATTGTGGCGGATGCGATACGCGGTAAGTTCTGCAGAATCCTCTTCAAGGAGCACAACAGCGTCAACATAGCGGTTGCTGTCTGGGTCTTCGTCATCGATATAATCATTTGCGCAATTCTTCCAGTCTTCCATCTGCTCAATGCAGTAATCTACATCATCGACCATAAAAGCATCAACTTCACCGTCAAATTCGAGACCTCCGGTTTCAAAAAACTCATTGGCCCAATCTGGACCATATCCGCTGCCATTCCAAATTTTCATTGTGACTTCTACAAGCTTCTTTCCGTCTGTCATCTTCATATCTTTTTTACCTTTGCCCTTTGGGGCTTCCTTTCTTTCTTTGTGCCTTTAATATAACTTAAAAAAGTTACTATGTCAAGACTTTTTTTGAAAGTTTTTTAAAATTTTTTCTTCTTCGGCTTGGTCTGGTGCATAGTATATAAGGTGCTCTGGCTGCATGTGCAAGATGCAGCATATACGATTGATAGCATCAAGGCTTATGTGTGTATCTCCTGCCTTGATCTTTCGCCATGTATCCTGCGACAAAATGCCGCTTTTCTGCGCTGTGTAGGCTGTAACGCCTGCGGTAGCCAGTGCGCCGGCTACGTCAAACTTAAACTTTATCATACTTGTAGTACTCTCCTTTCGTGCTTGGTGTATCGCTACATATATATAGTAACTTTTTAACGGCAAAAAGTCAAGAAAAAATATAACGAAAAAAAGTTATAAAAAGTCTTGACATAACTTTTAAAAGTGATATAATAAGGGTGTAAACAAAAAAAGCCGGTTGCACTACCTACCAAGCAAACGCAACCGGCACCAATCAAAAAAAGAAAGGTAGCTTGATTATACATCAAGCAAAGGGAAAAAACAATGTTATATTCAGAGTTAGCAAAAACTTACAGAAAGCTTTTTAAGAAATATCCAAATATTTCTAGTCTCCAGGATTTCGGCGGCAAGATTTTAGAAGAAAAAACAACCTATGCTAAGCGCGGCACGCGTTGGGTTGAAGTGAAAAAAGAAGAAAAAGAAGTACCGGCAACTTATGTTTTTAATGTATTTGATGCAGTACAATTTTTTAAAGACTTAGGCGGATACGAAAAAGTAAGTTGTGGCTATACAAAGGCCGGATATCTTCCAGACGAGTTACTAAGTATCAGCCCTAACAGAACGGAAAAAACAGTAAGAAAATATTATTTCATTTAAAAAAATAAGGTGGGCGAAAATGCCCACCTTTTTTTATTTGCTTCGTGCCTGATCAAGTAGCCGCTGCGTCTGCTTCTGGCCGTATATATCCATGATATCAAGCTGATACCGTGCATCAGTCAAGAGCCTTTGCAGGTCTACCGTTTCCAGGTCTGGCGTCTGGCTCTTGGTCTTCTGGCTGGACGGCTCCGGCTCTGCCGCAGGTGCTGCAGGTCCTTCTGCATCTGGTGCCGCTGATCGGATGCTATCGCGGCTGATTTTTTCAGCTATCGCGGCTTTTATGTAGCCGTTGACTGATAGGCTTGTAGCTGCTGCCGCCTCTTGTAGTTTGGTGTAATCTTCATGCCGCAAATCGAGCGGCACGCGCTTATAAGTCTTACTTGCGTATCTTATAGTAGCTTGCTTGTGTGCGTCTGATATTGCCATAGGTTTTTTTCTTTCCTTTCCATATATTATAGAGGCCCCTTTTCCACCTCTAGCATAATTATACACTATAAAGATAAAAATATACACGTACATAATGCACAAAAATATACACGTACATTTATACAGAATTACTATTGAATATACACGTACGTTGTTATATAATACAGTCAGAAACAAGGAAAACAACAAACACAGAAAGGAAGTAAAAAAATATGAAGAGAACAAAAAATATGATTTATAAGGCATCCGATGAAGCAAGAGAGCTGTTTTTATATGCTACTAACTCAGGCGTTTTGTATGATCGCCAGATCAAGCCAAGTATCGAAAACCTTAGAAAAAAGTTAAGAAAGGGAACCTTTGATAAAGATAAGGCGGCAGACCTCTTCTACTATGTAGCTACAAGTGCTTCGGCCATGTATGATAAAGACTTTGGATTTAGCTTTTCTGTCCAGCAGCGCTTCACAGCTGCGGTTGATATGGTCGATTTTTACATTGACGAAATTGAAGAGATTTAAGCCGAAACGCCCCGGCTTGGGGCGTCCGTTGGGGATTGCCTCCCGGCGCTGATGATGGCAGGCAAGAAAGGGAAAAGTTATGACAACATTACAAATTATTAGATTGAATGAAAGCGCCCCAGCTATGGCGCACGGTTTCCGTTATAACGTCCAGATCTGGACGAAGGACAGCGGCCGCGGCTGGTGCTATGCCGGAAACGGCAAGTTTTTAAAGACTGCAGGCGAGGTTCTGAGGTATGGCAAGGAACGCGCTGATTTTTACAGTGCTGACATGTACAAGGATTTTTACGCCTGTATGAGTGAGGAAGACGTTATATATTTTGTAGGGGTTTACAAGTGGCACGCCTTCCGCGTATATCCAGACGGAAAAATTACAAAGGCAACTGAGCAAGAACGCGAATTGGCCGGAAAATGGCTTGAAAGAGAGAAAGGAAAGCGATGATCACAACAAAAATTGTCTTGCTGGGCGACACTCACCCGGCAAGACTTCGCGGTTATGGTTACAGTGTGCAGATTTTTGTAGATGGTGAATACAGTAATATTTTCAAGCTGTGCCGGACTCTGGCAGATGCTGAAAACTACGCTAAGGAATTTTAAGTTTTTTTGTGTTTCTCCGCTTTAGGCGGCGAGGTTCACGACCTGGGGACACTTTACCGGGGAAAACCGGAACAAAAAAAGAAAACTAAAAGAAAGGTTAAAACAATGATTTTACAGACGGTATCTATCAGCGCAGCACCGCGAGAGCTGCATATAAAGCTTTTCAAGGCTCACGGTGATGAGCTGGAGAAGCTTGAGAAAGAAATTGCAAGCCTTGACGCTGTGGCCCTTGTGTCATGGGCGCGAGTATTCGAGGCGGTAAAGGCTCCAGGTGTGGTGGCACACTGGGAAGTGCAGCACGAAATTGGCGGCAAGGCATACACAGAGCAACGAATACTGCACGCATCCGTAAAAAATCCGGGCTGCATTCAGTTTTCTACAGCTCACAGCTACCCAGACGAATATATCCCGGTGATGGATTCACAGTTTAAAAATGCAGCTGATTTTTTCAGATATGAAGCGCCGACATTAGCAGTTGTTGCTATCGAAAAGGTTGCGTGAAACGGAAAGAGGTGATAAGATGAAGGTAATCTGGGAACCAGACCTGCAGATTGAGAAGATGCGCAGCGGTGCAGAGCGTGCTATTCTCTGCCAAAAGTCAAGAGGATTCAAGACAACGATTAAAAAAATCATGAAAAAAAATGCTTGATGCAGTAGCAAATGGCATTGGTGACTTGTTACTTGGCGCGTTGATCTTCGGCGGTATGGCGGTTGCACTGTATTTTGGGAGTGTTTGATAGGAGAACATAAAATATTTTGCACAATATTTACAATGTGCAAACAGTACTGCTATCTTATAATAGTGCATATTGACAAAGAAAGGAAGGGCAAATATGAATTGGGAAAATTTGCTGAAAGTGTATGAAGATATGGGTGTTGAGGATATTATCCCAATAGCCCATACAAGAATTTTACCACATATAAAGGTATTGCTCGATGAAAATGGAAATTACATAGGGGCGATGTTAAACGGTAAAGACCGTTTTACTATTCCATGCACCATTGAATCTGAATCAAGGACAAGTGGAAACAATCCACATCCAATTCATGACAATATGCAATATTTGTCGGCAGACTATAACAAAGAAAAACACGACAAATATATGGAACAATTAGAAGCCTACATTTCTGAAGTAGATGACAAATTGGCAAAATCAGTATACAGATTTGTTCAAAAAGGATTGATGAGGGATGTTTTACAAGGATTTCTAAAAAAGATTCCTTATCCAGAAGAAAAAACTGTTGTTTGTTTTGTAATGGCTCCACAGGAAGAATTGATAAGAGCAAGTTTTAGTGGAGAATATGAAAAATATTGCCTGAATCTTCTTCGATCAGGAGACGGGCAAAACAAGCAATGGAAAGACTATTATCTTCATAGTTTGGAACCAAACGGAATGTGTAGCATTACAGGAAATAACGATTTTATTCCTGCAACTTATCCGAAGGGCATTAGATTTGCGGGTGATGGGGCAAAACTTTTTGTTGCGTCATCTCGTAATATTATGTTGAAAGGAATGCCGGCTCTTGCGCCTGGTTACATAGCGTCACAAAAAATACTGCATACGCTTCAATGTCTGTGCTTTGAGGGACCACAATGGGCAAGTCAGGTAATGCGCGACAATTTAAAATCTTTTAAAGAAATTGATTTAACAGCGGATGAAGAGAAAATAGTGGAAAGGTATATAAAAAACATACTTAAAGAAAGTAAGACGTGTCAAATAACTCCTGACTGTAAATAAAGGCTTGAGAATGTAAAAATTTTGAGAGGGGGTGAAGATGAATGATTGGTAAATACAATATTCAGATAGGCGATGTATTTGGGCAATGGGAAGTAATAGGGCAAGGCAGCAAGCCCTATTACTCAAAGTGCAGATGTACTTGCGGTACGATTAGAGATGTAAGCAACAGATCTCTTTGCGCTGGTGATTCTAAATCTTGTGGATGCAATAAGGAATACTTAAAAGCCAGACGAAAAGAATCTTCGGTTAAGACTGGTGATCGTTTTGGAATGTGGAACGTGATTGGCGAATCAAGCAGACCGTATTCAGTTCTATGCAAATGTGACTGTGGGACAGTTAGAAACGTATATAGTCGTATGCTATTAGCAGGTAAATCTAAATCCTGTGGGTGCAATAAGGAGTATGTAAAAACTACCTCTAAAAAAATATCCGAAACCAACTTGAGAATTGCACAGAAAAAAGTCGGAACTAGTATCAATGGATTTAAAATTGTAAGTATTTTTAAGAAAAAGGGGGAGAATGTTTTTTATTGCAAAGCTATATGCCCAGTTTGCGGAAAAGAAACAGAAACCCAGTTGTCCAGATTGAAAAAAAATTATATGTGTGTAAATTGTAACCGTAATAATGGGGACTTTTTGAAAGAAATACAGAAAAGCTGCTATGTGGATGGTTCTTGCTTGCCAAGCATTAGATCAAGAGAAAATGGAACTGTCAACAAAAATTCTAGTACAAAAGTAAACGGGGTTTCGCTTCAAAAAGACGGAAGCTATAGAGCATATATAACATTTAGACATAAACAATATCATTTGGGAGTATATGCTAGTCTGGAAGAGGCAGCATCGGCACGCAAAGAGGCTGAAAAAAAGCTCTTTGGTGAATACATAAAGAGTCATCAGGGATGGGAAGATGAGCTAAAAGAAATCGGAAAGAGACATAGAAAAAAACCATAATAAAAAGTAGGGATAGAGTCAAATCTATCCCTATTATTTTACAGTTCTTGACAGTATTTTACATTACTTTACATTATTATACATTATTTTACTGTAAAATAATGTCAAAATCTATCGGCTTTTCTTACGGCGTTTCTTCTGCTTCTGCTGCTTGTATTCGGTTCTTATGACTGTGATATTTCCGACAGTTTCCTCGGTTCTGATGCGCTTCAAACTGCCAACATAGGTTATTATGCTGATTTCATGTTTTTTTCCACTTCTACTACCCATATCATCCCCTCAACTTTCTCGTAAGCTGCTGTCCAAACGATTCTCGATACGTGATTTTTACGTCTGTGTCCACATCAATTGGGCGGCCAACGACTAAAATTTCTGCAGGATGGAGTCGGGAACACATTTCTTTGAAGCCCTGTCGATAACACTCCTTGCCTTGATCGGTGAAGCAACCGTTTGTGCTGATTGCCAACGTACTCTCTTCTGGCAACCCTTCAAAGCAAAAATCAAACGTCTCTGCATTTCCCCAACCTACAGTCGGGATGACGTCGCATCCATTCATAAAGAGCCACCATGCCAGGGCACGGCTCCTGTACACTTGATGCAGCTGCATGACCTTTGGCATAGAGTCGTAGAATGAGAAGTCAGGAGCACAGATGTATTTAAAATTTTCAAGTGTTGGAAGATACTTTTGTGGCTGATTCCACAATGGCTCGAACCGTGCATCATCAATAAAAAAGTGGCAAAGCGCCTTCTTCGGATTTTTTTCTTTCGCCGCCTCACAAAATGATACTGCATTAAGCCCACTCAGAGCAGCATGTACTGGGAGCAGTTTTGGAAAGCCCAGTGGAGTAAGTTCGGATTGATAAAGATATCGCTCACGGAGAACATCTTTTTGCGTGTGAATCTTTGTATACATCTGCCTTCCTTTCTGACACATTGTCTAAAATCGTGTGTATTGTGATCTTTATTTTATGCACAGTACTTAATTGCATCGCTTCCTAAAAGCCGATATATAAGTTCATCTGCAACAGTTACTATACTCCTGCCAAAAAGACTTATAAAGTCTGCGACAATTTCCTCTGTTTCAATCGGGATAGAGTATCCGTATTCCATTGCGTGAACGTGTGTCAATTCATGGCACAGCACTTTATCAATCATCTGGTTTGACAGATCATTACACATAAAGACGGTCTTTAAATTGTTGTCGGTTACACCGAGAGTATATGTTCCGTCACTGCGTTGCAACTGCGGATCGCCAGGATTGACAAAGCAAACTTGCCAAGTGCTGTTATTTACTGTAAAAAACATTTGATACCCCCATTATAGCACATTTATAGCAAATGTGCAATTGAAATAAAACCGGGAGCATCTGCCCCCGGTTGTACCATTGATTATATACGCTGTACCCAGTTTGTCATCTTGGTTTTCATCATTGTTTTTTCGGAAGCTGAAAGCCCTGGCATGATCTCTTTAAGATCTTCGTCAATGACGGCCAACAAGGACTCAAGCCCTCGCATGTTTGCGTCATTGTCTTCTTTAGTGTTAGCTTTGTGCATGTCCTTAGTCTCACTGTATGACCTTCTAGCACGGTCATATCGGCTTTCTGACTTCATTCCCATATCTTCTACACTTCTACCATCTGACGGCATTTGGGAGCCTCTACGTGGGTCAGAGTAGTACATGCGCCCAAAGCGGAGTCTATCAAGATCACGCATACGCTCTTCTTCTGGCATATCAGCCCATTCATAATACATTTCTGGTGTCATGTGCCAATAAGGTGGTTCGTCATAACCGCGTCTGCCTGTGGTTCTTGTCCCTCTACCCTTTGGGGCAAATCTGCCGTTAGCGTATCTGTAGCGGTCGTAATAGCGGCGTGACGGGTAATCACCGTATTGCTCAACCATTTCCATGATTTCATCATCGTTTTGCAGCTTATCCATTGCCTCAACGATGCGATAATCTTTATCAAAGCAAGCAATGTTCTTAACAATTTCGGTCCAATCTTTTAAATCATCAAGATTCTGACCTTCGAAATTATCAATTCCGATAGCTTTGGCTTTTTCTTTGACACATTCTAAGATCTCTTTAGCCCATTTATGCATAGTCTACCTCCAATCAAGCAACTCTATTCACTATAAGGTTTGCGTTAGCAACTTCAATAGCAACGCCACTTGTATTCTCAACTGCAATATTTACGCAGCAGCCACGTGGAACACTGATAAAAATGCCTGAGGACACATTGTTGAATTGAGATACTGCAGCGGGTGTTGAAATCATTTTGGAAGCAAGCACCGGCTCACCACTGATAGCAATTGCTAATGATATAGGAGCCACAGTTCCCCCAGCTGGAAGAGCTATATTCGCGGAGAAGTTTACAAAAAAACGTGCCTGACACTGATTCGTAAGACCTCTAAGAGTAATGATTCCACTGCCTTCACGGTGCTGTATGCAGTTTGAACCCTTAATAGATGTGTTTGTAAAAGTTACATTTTCATTTGCCGCAACTTCCTGCGTTGCGACTGCAACATATTCTGCCATTTGATACCTCCTTAAAATAAGGGACAGGCTCTATTTCGAGTCTGCCCCTTTGCTGATAGTAATACTGCGTTAGTTAGCAGACATAACCGTTTTGGTTAAGATACCGATATTTAATTTTGTCAGCAGTTGCAACCACTATTGCATCCGTAATACACGTTTGGGTTAGGAACTTGATATGACGGAATCGGTGCTGGATTAACTGCGTTGATGATCTGCTGTGTCTGAGATGCCATTGCTGTGGTAAGCAGTGCACTCTGGCGATCCTGTGAAGCAGCTCTGCGAAGATCATTGTTCTCAGCCTGTAAGGCAGCAATCTTGTCCTGGCAAAGGTAGTCAAGCAGCGCACGGGTATTTGCATTGGCATTGTCAATGATATCACGTGTATTGGTTGCTGCATTATAGTTTAACTGGCAGAAGCCTTTATCAATGGACTGCTGAATTGCATTTGCTTGTGTAGCCATGTTATAATTGGTGTTAGAGAGTGCCTCTTTGTTGTCACAGCAGCATTGTGCGAGTTGTGCCTGCAGAGCATTTGTATTTTGCATATTGGCTACGGTATCAGCGTTGATAGCCTGCTGAATGCCATATCCAGTCTGCATGATGTTTGTGTTGATTCCGTTGAATCCAGTTAACATGCTATTGTTAACTGCGTAGAATCCGTCACAAAGACCATTATTGATTCCGTCTAACTTTCCAACAATCGCTTGGTGATCAAAACCACGCTGAATTGCGCTATCTGTGTAGGCTGCCGCGGTAGAACCCATGCCACCACCGTTGTTGCCCCAACCGCCGAAGCCATTACCCCAGCCGAAAATGGCGAAGATCAAAACGATCCAAATAAGCCCCCAGCCGTCGTTGCCCCAGCCGCCGTTGTTATTGCCGTTACCATCAATGCTAGCCACTAATGGTACACTACAGTTTCCTGAGTTAAACATACTATTTACCTCCGTAATAATTTTTTATATACATAATCTTGCAAGAATTAGTATCATTTTTAATATTTTTGTGTTATAATATCTTTGTGCAGATAGGGAATCGCGACCCGAAAATCACAATGCCTAGTGACTTCTGCACGTTTATTGGTAGGCGATTAAAAACACGAAAGGCAAGGTGTTGTTTTTATGCTCAAGTATCACATTTCCGATTATAAAGGGAAAAAATATGGCCATCTTACTGTAATTTCACAATCAAAAAATTCAGATATCCCAAATGGGTTTGATTTCAAGTGTGATTGTGGAAGAATTATCTCCTTTGCTCCTGACAGAGTTATTAAAGGCCATCAGAAATCTTGTGGGTCCTGTTCTTACTCAAGGAAGCCTAAGATCAGCATAGATAATTATATAGGTCAAAGATCTAATATGCTTACAGCAATAGGTCTTTCAGAAAGAAGGCCATCTGATAAAAGGCAGTATATTGAGTGCTTATGTGATTGTGGAAATAAAGTTAGGGTATTGCCTTACCTGTTTAAAAATCACAAAGTGAAAAGTTGCGGTTGTTTGCTAAAAAATAGTCCGGCATATATTGATGGAAGAACTAAAAATCCACTATATGGGCTATGGAAAAACATGATCGGACGTTGTGAAAGCCCAAACCATCCAAAGTATTACCAATATGGCAAACGAGGAATAACCGTGTGCGAAGAATGGCATGACTTTTGGAAATTTGTAGAATGGTCCGAATCTATTGGTGGACGTCCTGAGAACTACACACTTGATCGAATTGACAATAATGGTAACTATGAGCCAAATAATTGTCGTTGGGCAACTTCTGGAGAACAAGCTATAAACAAATCAAATAATTTGAATATAGAGTATAACGGAGAAACCAAAACTCTAAAAGAATGGTCTGATTTGCTCGGAATAAGTTGGGATGTTCTTCATAATCGCCTCCGAAAAGGTTGGACTGTTGAAAGAGCTTTTACAGAAAAAGTGTATAAGTAGTTTTTCTAATGGGTGATAAAATTTCACCCATTATTTTATTCCAAATTGACTTTTTATCTGGCGAACAGCATCATCAACATTTATCCCTTTTTCTTTACAAAGGTTGCGTGCTAATTGTTCTACACCCTTTGTATCGCCTTTGTTTGCCATATCCATAGCATTTTTTAAAATAGGATTGCTCATGGCTTGGCTGTTTCCGGCCATCTGCTGCAAAAACTGCTGTGGATTCCTCATGGCTTGAAATAGCTGAAATGGATTATTCATTCTCATTTGCCTCCTTCTTTAAGCCTCCGGACCTTTTAGGCACTATTTTAGGCATCAGTTCATCAAACTTCTTTTCGAGGCTATCAAATCTTGCCATAAATGCCTCTGTAGCCTCGTCAGATAGCCCCATTTTCATTTTGGACATGTCGGCTGAACTATTCGCCGCATTTGGCTGTGAAGCTGTGTACGGCTTATATACAATCGTTCTAATGGTTCCATCTGCATTCCACGATTTTGTATAGATCTCTGACATGTCTTGCTTTGGGAATACGGCAACTGAGCCGTCCATAGGTACATCGTTCGCAGTAATTTGTTCGACAGCTTGCACGACCTTTCCGTTCAAACCAGCCTGCTGCTGTGGCTGAATGCTTTGCTGTTGATTAAAAAGCGGCTGGTTTTGCTGCAGATCGTAACGCGGCTGTTGATATTGATACGGGTAATAACTATTATATTGGCCATACATTGTCTGTTGGTTGTACGGTTGATACATCTGATTTGGTATCGGCATCGTCGATTATCACTCCTTCCTCGTCAAGGACCTCTCCAATAGCTTGAATCATTGCTGATTGATACTGCATTGGAATCATACATACATCTGGTCTTTCAAATATTTTAGTTAAAAATGATTCAGGAAACATCATTCACACCTTCCTTCGTCTTATTCTGACTGTATTGTGCCATAAAAATAAGATGTAAAAACGACAGGGATACGACATGTTAACGACAAAAAGAGCTGCCAGATAAACTGACAACTCTTTTAAAGAATATTTTACTGCAAATAAATGTCAACTATTGTCAAATAAAGTTAAATAATGTAAAGAAATGTAAAATACACTATTACAACATCTGCAATTCCTCTCCTGTGTCTTTTGATGTGAGTTTGATAGAAACGTCATATCCTAATGCTTCGGATATCTGACGTATATCACTTTCTCTAAAATTATTTAATCTAAGCTTTTTGGACACATTGGACTGAGAGCATCCTAATAGTTTTGCAAGCTGAGTGCCGTCCATCTCTTTCTTAAACATTATTGTTTTTATGATGGTTGAAAACGTGTTTTTATTTTCTGAATCCACTTAATCACCTTCTTCCTTTGATTTAAGCTCTGCCTTGTAAGAAATCAAATGTTCTTTTACAGCCTCAAGGTCATTAGATTCCTCTGGTATCAATCGGTTGAGATAATACAAAAAAGAATTATAAGCCTTTGCTGTGCAATAATACTTTTCCTTGCCATTCACCGTAACTATTCGACCTCTAAATGATGTCGGGGATGCATTATCAATTAAAGATTTGGAAAAGCTCAATGCAGACTGCTTAACTAGTTTTTGGAAAATTTTAAATTCGGCGGCATTTGACGAAAGAAATCTGGCCCAAATCAAATCCAGGTCACTAGAAAACTCATATTTTTTAAGTTCAGTTGGATTTTGCTTGCCACTAGCCAACTGAATGTTGTATGACAATACGCCAATTTCATTTGTGATATAACGGCACAGCTCAATGCCAACAGATATGTAATCTGCAAAGTTAGGATCGAGATTTGCTGTAAATCTTTTTGAACATTCATCAACAAATTTCATCGCCTTGGAGTCATACATCATTCCGCAAGTTTGAAAGCCTGCGCTGCTAATTCCGATTAAGCGCAACCATGTAACAGTATCTTGATTGTTGCAAAGTATCTTGTCGAGTAGTTGCCACAATGGAACATCGTTAAATAAGCGAAGTGGTTTAGCACTGTTACTATTTAAAATGTAAAGTGCCATGGTTTCAGCTGTAACACGTTCTTTATCAAAAAATTCCCCACCTAATGCATTAAATCCGGTTACAATCCCGTTTTCACGCTTGAGAAATATCCTGCGCGATTGGTGCGTGAATAATTCCGCTGGGTTAGAAGGTGGATCAATCTTTTTGCGTTCATCGGATCGCGGCAAGCATTCCCATATCGGACAAGGCTTAGACCATAGTTCTCCATTACCATTCTGTAAAGGAACTAGGTTCATCATAAGTGTTTCAAAAAGATTTCGCCCGATTGCGTAAACAATAGTATTTTGCCCCAACCATCCAATACTGATTGACGGCAAACCTGCCCTACTTGGCTTTACAGAAACATCGTCATACCCATTGATAAAAAGAAGCCATCTAGCCGCTTCTGCATATGTTAGTTGCATTTTTGCTTCTCCACTTCTTGTCGCAAAAATTCGTACCTTGTTGTTACTTTCAGAAATTTCTCCGTTTAACTTTGCAGCACCAAAAGCAGTTCCTTTTTTAGCTTCGTTTGCCTGATAGAATGGAGCATCAGGCTGAAAAAGCCAGAAACGTTCTCTACATTCCTCTAAATATTTTAAAAATGCTTCTGGAAAATGTCCGAGACTCCAATAGCTTTTCCAACGACTGATTGCTTCATCCCTATTCAAAAGCGGAATCTCATCACCGTTTGAGTCAAATCTTACAAATCCAGAATGAACAATTGCAAGAAGTAGCCGTATCATTGCGACATTTTGAGTATCTGTTTCACCTGCCAAATCCATGTATTCGTGACTACGAGTGAAAACATCCGTGAGTGAAACTTCTTTAATGGTATAATCTGGAAGCAATATACGCACCCAATTTTCGTCAAGCAAATTAAATTCTTTCTTCATATATATCCTTCTTTCTACAGTTCTTTACATTAAAATAATGTCAAATAAGGTTAAATACTGTTATTTACTAATATATATATTTCTTGCAATGCGTAATCTATATTTATACGGCTCAAATATCCGATTTTTGCATTCCAATCTTGAGCCTGTGCAATCATGGCATAATACAGTTTGTGGCTCAGGTGAGCAGTTACGAAGAACACAAAGTCAGATTTTTTTAATGCAGCGTTGCGCACAGTGCTGACATTTCCTGCACTGATATATTGCCAATCCGGAAGATAAGTTTTAAGCTTCTTTATCAAGTTTGGATGCCCTCCAACAATTGTACCACTAATGTTTTTTAATTGCTGAATTTGCTCTTTAGATAGCTCATTTGTAATTTCGGTTTCCGAATCAGATTCCAGTGAAAATATATGCTCTCGTAAAGCATAAAGCTCCCTGCGTTCACTCTCTACCTTTTGCAACTCAGATTTTAGCGCATCATTCTTCTGCTTGAGTAGATTTATCTGATCAGATAAGCGCTGAACCTGCTCAGTACAAGCTTTTTGTTCAGACATCCTGCGTTCCTGAGATTCAGATAATGCAGATTTGGCTTGAAGCAATTCATTTTTAATGCTCTCTACTTCAATATACACATCTTCACGATTGTGTTGGAAGTAGTATTCTTTAGACTGCTTATATGCCTTACACATAGCTAATATATAGCTTGTATATTTTGCATAAGTCAGGAAATCCTCACGTATTCCTCCTCTTTTTCCGTGCGTATAAGCAATTGCTAGTGCTTCCAGATCTTCATGTGTGAACTGTAATTCAGAAAAAATAGAAACGCTTGAAAGTGACTCAATGTCAAACACTGTAGTGTATCCAAATTCCTCATTTTTTGGCGCTAACTGGATCTGCTTAAATAAATCTTTTGGAAGTTGACTAATGTATGATTTTGCTCTTTCCTGAAAAGCGCAGTCATATTTCTTTAACCCTTTTTGTATTCTGTGTTCTGGATTGTATCCGTAGTTTGCAATAAAGGAAAGTAATTCATCACATTCTTTACGCTCTTGTACCAACTCTTGCGGCCACATATTTAAAAAGTAATAGCCTGCAAATAAATGACCATTAAAATTATCGTCCGAAACATGATCTGACTTTGCAAGTTTTGCATAAATGGCTTCTCTGATTACACTATTAAAATGAATCGGTTCATCTTTTGGAAGTCTTTTAAAAATGTTGTATAGCTTTCTGTATCCTTTTTTGAAAAGAATATCCAAAGAAGTCTGTGCTTGTTCATCTTCTGTGTAGCTATATTCGACGATTCCAAGTGCTTTTTTATAAGCTTCTTCTGTTTGCAAAGACAGCTCTTCCGAAAATAAAGTATTGTAATATTCGCTCTGCTTTGCAGCATTATAATAAGCTACAGCATTCTTGCCATATTCGATTTCTAAATCTAATCGTATATGGCGTGCAAACGCGATAGCGCAAGCGTAAAACGGTATCAAGTTTACTTGTTCCATAAAATACCTCCTTTCTTTAATTTTAGTAAAGAGTTATCTTGTGATAAAATTACCAAAATTTTATTTTTTGATTACGTAAATAGGATCTATTTTTTGATTTATTATAAATCTCATAATGCGTTAAATACATTGCAAAATCATCGCTCCATGCCTTTTCTAATTTGACCTTATATTCCACAATATGTCCAGATTTATATATTCGTATTGCATGATATCTGCCGCATATGCCGCTGCTTTCTGTATGCCATATAAATAAATCTACATACCCATTGTAATAATCTTTTTTAACTTGTTTATACATGTTACAGCATAATTCAGTTGTTGGCAAATCAAATTTGTCAATGTAATTAAATGCCATTGTAAACTCGCCACTCGCAAACACAGTTAATGCTGATACAATATCAATTGTTTTCATATTATTAGCGGATAGCAAGCGTCGTAATGATTCTGCAATTGTACAATTTCGTTCGTATATTACATCGTCGAATTTCCCATCTGCGATGGCATTCTTAACGCCAACTATTCTTTCATAAATCTCATTACTTACCATAATAAAATCCTCCTTTTAACAATTTTTAACAGCTCTTTACATTATTAAACATTTTTTAAATGTCAAATAAGGTAGAGAATTATAGATCATGTGTCCGCATGTATTCCTCGATGGCAAAGCAAGCAAATCCTGCTAGGGTGCGGCCTGACTTACGAGCAGCTTCTGAAAAGGCTGCCTTTTGTGATTCAGTGCATGATACGCTGAACTGAATCTTGCGCTCAGCTGCAGAGACTTCTCTGCGTCCTACATATCCACCATTTGGACCAATCTTTGGAGTTGGATTATATCCAGGTGTATACACTCTGTTTGGATCAACTGGAGCGGAGACAAATACTGATTTTTTTTCCACTGGCTGGATGCTTGGAATTTCAGTTCCACTAGTATCTGTAAAATCAATGCCAGCTGTCACATCAAAAGAAGTAGTAGTGGTGTTATCTTTCTTTCTCATCTATAATCACTCCTTAATAGTTCTTTTGTGAACTGTGCATAATCAATGGCGGCGTTACAATTTGAGTCAAATCTCATGAGTGTTGTTCTGGTTGCCTGTGCCTTTTGTACAGCAATGCTTTCACGAATAGTTGTACAGAACACCTTTGTGTTGAGCTGCTTGGCAATCTCTTCCAAAGAAGCTTTAACTTCCTGGGCGAGGAGCTGACGGCTCTTATATTTCACCAACAAGAGTCCTGCAACCTCTAGGCTAGGATTATTTCTTTTCTTTACGCCCGTGATGGTTCTGTTAAGTTCTGAGAGGCCTTGAATAGCATAACGGTCTGCAGTGACAGGAATGATGACCTTGTCAGAAGCAATCAAACAGTTTTTGAGCAATTTGTTGTCAGCCGGAGCTGTATCAATAATAACGTAGTCATAGCCAGTTAATTCAGAAAGAGCGTCTTTTAGTCTAAAATACTCATTTCCATCACTTGGGAATCTTTGATCTGCTGTTTTCAACTCTGGATCGGATGCGACTATGTCACCGATTTCTGTTTTTTGAATAGCTTCCTCAATTGGAAGTGGATCTTCAATGTCTAAAATAACATCGTAGAGAGTTGCCGTATCTTTGGATACTGCTCTATAAGTATCAGTGCTGTTACCCTGCGGATCAGCGTCAACCAGTAAGACCTTCTTGCCTTGTGACATTAAAATTGACGCAAGTGTAGTGGCTGTTGTGGTTTTTGCAATGCCACCTTTTTGATTTGCAATGCATATTACTTTCATAGTGAAACCTCCTTTGTGATTACATTATTCTACATTATTTTACAATTCTTAACCTAATTTGACATTTCTTTACAGTAAAATAATGTTTTTCTCTTTCTCGGTTATAGGATACATTATTAGAACTAAAAAGTCAATAGTTAGAACTAAAAAGTTATAAAAAATATCTTTACAGTTATACGTGCAACATTTCTTTACTGTAGAATAATGTTAAATAATGTTGCAAAAATCCCCTAGCATCATAAATACCAGGGGACTATTTATAGTTGGTTGATTTTTGATTTTATATCGGCAATCCTGCGGTCAACCGTCCTAGTTGACACGGATAACCGGGTTGCTATTTCGCTGATAGATTTGCCTTTAGATAACATATCAAATGTTATCTCTTCGTCCTCCGTGAAATTACTTCTAAGTTTGTAATCATCAAGCTTAGACTGGGTAAGTTTGTGTAATTTCACGGATCACATCATGACTCCTTGATTGTTAGCTCTTTAGAATCAGTTCTTTTGAGAATAATAAGCTGCCTATCCATATCCGGTATCTTCCAATTATCAACAGATTCAGAGTCATCTACGATGATAGGAAGGGTAGTAGCGTATTTCTTCTGAAAAGCCTTGCAAACATCTGTCTCGATTAAGATTTTTGCACCGTGATTAAGGTTTCTAGCGTATGGTTCACCGTTTACACAGAAATCACACGTTTCTTCTAGGTCGCCATTCACAAGCTGTCTGAAAAATTTCACTTGACAGTACTCTAAATACTCGTTTACTTTGCTTTCTAAAAGCTCGTGCTTGCGAATGTTGAAGCGTTTGAGCAAGTCAAGCTGTGCCTGCGTATCTGCAATTAGCTGCTCATTCTTTCGGCGCTCGATGTTAAGCTCTGCAACTCTTGCGTCAATCTTGGCATTGATTTCGGTTTTTGCAAGCTCTGCTTTTAAGCCTGATAACTGATGTTGAAGATTATTTTCTTCTGCCTTGAGCTGTGCAAACGTTGCATTTGCAGTATTTGCTTCTAACTGGCTTTCAAGCTTTGCGATTTCTGCAGATCTGGTTTTTGCTGTCTCGTCTGGCTCTGCTGGAGGTAGAGTGGATATAGCTTTTTTCTGAGTGACTAAATCATCGACAACTTTTGACTTTTTATTGGATTCTTCACGAAGGGTAGAAAGCTCTGCATCTGCAGCATTGAACTTTTCGCGTAAAGCATCAATAACTTCTTTACATTTCATTCCATCGTCTGTGATTTCCTGCAACTTTTCTTCCTTTGATTCTTCAAAATGCTTTCGCATTTCATCCTGCTGATCAGATGGGTATTCACGCTTGCAATACGGGCAAATCAGCAAATTTTCATCAAACTGCATATCTTTATTGCTTTTCCAGTCACTTGAAAGCTTCAAACGCTTAGTTTCAAGATCTCGAATTTCAGAGTCAATCTGGTACAATTCATGTTCCTTGGCGTTTAAATTGTTATTTGATAGGAAAAGTTCTTCCTTTGCTGCCATAATCTGAGCATCTAAATCGGCAATTCTTTTCCTGTTTTCGGCATTAGCGTCATCAGCGGCCTTTAATTGCTCCTGCTTCAACTTATAAATTTGTGCCTGAATTGCACGCTGCTCATCAAATGCCTTTTGCACATCGGCTTGTTTACTCTGGTTATCTTTCAGTCTGCTTTCAATATCTGCAATCTGACTGTTTACCAAGGCTTCATCAATGACAATTTTCTGTTTTTCCACCTCATCAATGCGGCTCGGAAACTCTTTGCGAATATCAAGCAATCCTTTAGTGCCATTCCTTCCGCGTCTGCCGTTTAACATGGTGTTGAATTTTGACTTTAATTCATCAACACTGCCATCATCCAGCAGTGGAAGAAGAGGGGAGAACTCCGGAAAACGTTCACAAACCTCTGCATTGGAACACGTTCCAAAGGTGGATTCCAAGATTGATCTGCAGTCGGCGGCACTTTTTGACAAGAGCGTTTTAGCGTTGATCAAGTTTGAAAGTTCGCTCACAGGAACCAATTTTTCTGCAATAAATTCTTCATAGTCGCACTTCTTTTTAGGGATATTATTGATATAATAGTCAATAACATTACCTATGAAGTCACCTTTTTTATTGTAGTTCTGACGAGAGACCTTTTTAAATGTCTTGCTGGAACCGTTAAGTTCTACGGTCATCTCGACTGTAACCTCAATATCGTTAATCTCGTTACCTGATTTATCGTGTGGCCTGATTCCAGTAATTTCTTCGCCGTTCTCACCCCTGCAATTCAGTACCCAAAAAATAGCTCTCTTAACTGTGCTTTTTCCAGATTCATTACATCCAGATACCTCTGTCTTATTGTATAGATCTGTGTCTACAGCTTTTCCATTGTAAAAGCTGCAAAAATTATCTAACTTCAAATGCTTAATTCTCATCGTTTTCCCCTCTTTCCTTCGTCATCGGTTTCATTTGCGCTTGATGCAGCACACAAAGCAACTGCAAGCACACCAGTAACTCCACCAAACAATAGTCCTGCTATTAAACCAATTAAAAAATCCATACTATTCATCCTTTCCACTTACAGAATCTATCTCAAATGAGAATCCAGTTCTATCTTCGAGTTCTTTCATAAAACGTTCAATGTCTCCATTGTACTCTTTTGAGAATTTGTCAACATAGTCCATTGTTTTCTGTATTCGTTTGGCGATTGCCTCAGCCTTCCAATTAGGACAAGTATCTGCCAAAGCAAGCCCAAATGATGTTAATATGATGCTGTATATGTTGTCCACAGCATCTTTATTTGCCTTTTGATAATATTTGTCATAGAGTTTGCGATCAACGTCTCGTGCAATATTTTCTTTTAACAAAGCAATTCTTATGCTTTCTTCCGCACCCGTGATTCGTTGTTCTACGGCTTTGTTTCCTTTTTTTGCTTCTCTTTCAGCCCGTCTCCTTTGTGCTCGTGTCATAAAGCCTCCTTCTAGGTAGTGGACTATTTTAATGTATTAAAGCTCATTATAATTTAAAATAGTCTATAAAACTGTGCTTTGCTTATATATTTAGTTCTGGCAAATACTCTGGTTGCTCGGATGCAATTGAAACCTTCCCCTGCAACTTCTGACATTCTTTTTGCTTCGCAATCTCTGCGGAGTATGATCTTAAAAAATTGCTGTGGATAACTGTCTCAAACTGAGTTGCTTGTCCCTTCGCCCATTCTTCCAGATTCCTTGCGTTTCCAACTGTTGACTTGATAATTGGTGGAAGCTTGGCAAACTCGTCATCAGCATGATATGTGCTGTTTCTGACGGCTATTCGAACCAAAGACCACGCTTCCAACGGCGTAGGCGTGTCTGCTTGGCTTAAAGCGACTAACTTTTCGTTAATTTGACCGATTGACGGCGGAAAGCCTGTGTTTTCTGAAAGTATGTATGCTTTGAGTGCTGCACTAACCTGTTCATAAGTATAGCCAGATAGCATATTTGCCCATGTAGTGGCAGTAAGCTCTATATCTGCAATTTTGTAGTTTGGATATGATACAGTCATTACCGCCATTAACTTTTTAGCCTCGTTTTTAGTCATCCGTAATACTTCCTAAAATTGCATCGAGTTGTGAACGCTGCGGATTTTGTTTGCCCTTGAAGCTATAGCTAGCATCATGCAGTGGGAAAAGTCCTACCCAGCAGTTATCAACAGACTGGTTTAAAATCTTGATCATAAGCTCGATGTCTCCACCAGATAGATTCTCCAACTTGACTATTGCTCTCTTCAAGGCATTTGCGGTTAGGGGCTTTTTAATCTTTACTCTCATAGAAACAAAATCGTTAAATGCTTCATTCAGGCATTCATCATCGAAGTATTTTTTTGATGATACGTTCTTGTTTCCTGTGTTCATTAGCTCATTTAAGTCATCATACAAAGAAACTATCAGGGTGACTGCATCACCCATGCCATTAGATGTTAGCAAGCTCACAACGTTTTTTACTCTAGGTTCATAGCCCTTGCTTTTGATTTGAGCTATCAGCTCTTTTTTTGTCATTTTTACCACCTTCCTTTCTTTCTTCTGCCGTTTATTCATGGTTCTCCTCTGGTAAATCAACCAAGCTGTTGGCTTCCTGACCTTTTATGTAAAACATTTCCTCACCTCCTGCATCTAACCGTCAAATCGCGTTAGAAAGTCTATGTGCGCCCACAATTCTAAGCAGTTTGACAGCTTTTTCAAAATCTGGGGCATATCCATAATCTCTGAGAAGGACTGCACAATCTGTAAACTGATTATTGAACATCATGCATGTTTCATGATATGCGCTCTTCTTTACTTCACTCTCTGGGTCATTCATGTATTCTCCAAACAGGTGTGCACCCTTTGCTGCAAGCTCATCAAGCTTATCAAGCTCGGTTTTTAGCCTGTTTTCTGTCTCTTTGCTCATTTCCCCTCCATACACTAGAATTATTTAAAATGGTTCTTGTTTTTTTATCGTTTACAATCTCTCGTTTTAGAGTCTCAATATACTTCAACTGGTTTTTATTGCGCTCATTGACAGCCTCATAGTTGCTTTCTAAGACTCTGATAAGGTGAATTAGTTCTTCTTTTCTCATACCTTTTAGAGTACTGTCTGACAGCGGCTTATGAGCGACTGTAAAGCCACCGCATTCTGAAATATTCAGCATAATTTTTTATATCCTCCTCACTGTCATGCCGTTAGGTCAGCATTTTTTTAAAGTCCCAGTGTTTTCTTTAACTGGTCACGGTAATTTACAATCATGCTTTTTGCTGTGTAGGTGTCTATGTTGATTAAGTCAGCAATTAGTTTCGCAACTTCGCTATACTGCTTGTATTCCTCGTTGTAAGCTTCTCCCCATGCCTTATCTAAATCTGTGTTTTCAGCATCTGCCTCAACTGCTTTCTCAGCTTCTAGTGTCTTAGCTTCAAGCTCTTCAAGCTTCTTGAGCTTTTCTCGAATTTCCTGCACCTCTGTAACTTCTTCTGGCTGTTTAATTGTGAATGCTTTTTGCATGATTAAAGCCTCACTTTTTCTTTCTTTTCGCAGCATCAAAAGGTTGAGATTTTGTTCTTACCATCCAGATAGCATCAAACATTAAATCAAGGATTTCTTCAACACGTTCTTTGCTGCACTTTGATTCACTTGATAGTGTTGTAAATCCCAACTGGTCCACTAGGTACACGTTGTGCACACCAGATTTCACTTGTCTTTTTACAAGCTTCTTTTCATGGTCTGGAACTTTCTTCATCTTGTATGCTGTATGATCAGCTTTCCCTTCAAGCAACTTAACGAGATCGGTTGCAAAAAACCAAGGCTCTCCATTGATTGTCTCCAATCTGAGCGAATCGGTACCACACGAGTAGGTGATATAATTGTTGTACTTCATTTCGTTTCCTTCCTATTCTGTGCTTAGTTGATAGTTACTAGGTCTGCGCAAACCCAATTTCCCTCCGCAGGGGTCGAACCTGCAAGCCGTTAGGCTACTGTGAGGGATAGTGTTTTATCTTACTTTGCAACTCGAAGTTGCAATCAATTTTAGGACTTCAATGAGGTGCTTCTGTGTATCAAAATAAGTCGAATAAATTGTAATGTCGCAGTGGTGAAGCCCATCCCTATAAAAGTAAAAAGCTGTCATTTTTTCGTCATAAATAATCGCAATCTTGATTGTTAAATCTCTGAATTTCGAATGAATTTCATAAGCGTCATAAGGGGGAAGACCTTTTTCTATTACTGTAGTTATTCCTGCCTTTGAAAAAGATTTTTGAATCTTCCTAATAAATTTTTCAAGGTTTTTAATCTTCATATCACCTTTTCCTTTTCTTATTCATTATTTTGAGTCTCAAATGCCAGATAACACATGATTCCACAATCCTGCATTATTTCATCACTCATTCTTCCTCTGTTCGGGTCTAATTCGTCAAGAAATACACCATTGATACAACTGTGTCCAATGTCTCGCTCAAGCTTCGCACGTGCTGCGAACACCTCTGGGAAGTCTTTTCTAATCTTGTTCCAATAGCCCATGCCGCCTTTTACACAGCCAATACAGTTGTTGTTATTGTAGCCCATATCGTACATTACAGGGCGCTTTATACCCAAACGATCAGCAAAAGCATAGCAATCTTGCTTAGACATTTTCTCCCTAATAAGCGGAAATTTATGCTTAAATTCAGGAAAATTTTGTACCATTTGCCTAGCTCTATGTTTTTCGTTCAAGTCCATTCCCCATACATACGTTAATTGGTATTGTAAGTGCTCATTTTCCCACTTTTTACGAACTGCTTTCTTTAACATTCCTGTACAAGGTGCTCCTTGCTTAGAATTTATAAACCTGAATTTTCTGGCTACATCTTCCACACAGTTAAACTCGGAAGATTTTAAAATTGTTACTTTCTTTCCAATAATTTTTTCTACATCGTGTATAAATCTCAGACTGTCTGGGTGCTGATCAGCGATATCTATATATATCCATTCGTCAACATCCTTTTCCAAATATCCAGCAACAAAACTAGAGATTCCTGCTGATAACCAGCACACTTTGTATTTTTGCATAACACCACGCTACAAATGCATGTATCGTGGATCATAATTCGTTTGCTATCAATTGCGTGTGCAGCGTTTCCACTGCACACCTTTTCAGCCACGGTGTTTAAATTTTCTGATACGCCACCACGGATCACTGCGCATCAACCCGGTTTACCGGGCATTCGTTATTCCTTTCTTCTTATATCTGTAATCAGTACATCATCTGTGTATATTAAGATACCATCTGTGTCTATCGGGACGCCATTTACGTCTGTCGGCTCAACAAATACTGCGCCATCTGCAACAACAATTTTATTTTTGCAACAGGGGCACATTACGCATTTATTGTAGTAACTTTTGTGTTCGCAGGAGACTAGTTTGTTAAAAAACACATCAGCTTCTCCGTAACTTAGATTTGCATTGCATTCAGGGCAAGTTATTACGTTTTCTGCTTCAACAATCCTGACCATCTGTCTCCTTTCTCAAGCGCTTTTTCTGGCGGTAAACCTTTGATTCTATTATTCTTTCAACGAAATCTCTGCCACCAAAAATCATGATGATTTGAGTCAACATGATAATAACGTCAGCAGTTTCTTCAAGAATATCTGCTCTGGCTTTTGCCAAGTCTGTGTCAGGCGTTGGATTTACATTTCCACCCTCCAGCTGAATTGTCTTGCGGCGATGTTTAAGCAGTGCTTTTATCAGCTCGCTCATTTCTTCGATCGCCTGGTCAATTTGTTTATCCGCTCCGTAAGTATCAATACATTCCTGTAGTACTTCTGGATATGCCGTTGTTGGCAATCCTGTTGTTTCGTATATTTTTAAGCGTTCTCGGTTTTCTGCCATTCCAACAAGTGCCATATAAAAAGTGGCGATAAAGCTATCAATATCTTCCTCAAGCTTAAATTGCGAATCGTCATACATTTTGTCACTAAATGCTTCATCATTCATCGTTGATGCCTCAGAATCGCCATATGCTTTGTTAAGATTCCGTGCAAGCTCCATAAGTGGAATTTCGCGTTCAAAATCCCTGTACCATACTTCACCATCTTTTATAAATACACAATTGTGTATCAATGCTAAGCTGCCTGACGGATTATCAAAAATTGTTTTAACCATATTTTTACACCTCTCTAGCCTTAATTAGTTTTCCTGCCAAGTTGTAATCGTATCCAGAATTTTCTTCTTTTCTGTTCATGTAGTCGCAGAACTCCTGACATTCTTCTTTTGTTGTGAAGAATGTATGCCACAAGCTTTTTTCTAATTCTTTGAAATCTTTGTTGTGATCCACTATTACATATGCACTACGACCAATTGTGTCGAAATACCCATCTGCAATTTCTTTGTACCAGCCCGTAATCTCTCCACCAGTATCACTAAGCATATATAGCAGATTTTCTTTCGGCTGATATATTTTCTTGCGTTCTCCGCATTTGCAATCATCGTATACCACGTTTCCAGATGGTAATGCCACTTTGACTTTTCTGTCCTTATCGCATTTGTTACATTTCTTTTTGTACTGGTAGTCCCATTTTACTGACCACGTAACAACCTTAAATTGTTCCATTAACGCTTTCAGCCTAGCTCGTGCAGCTTTGGCTCCAGCCTTTTTCATTGCACTTTTGTACTCTGCTTTCCTTCTATCATAATCTTCCTTTATAGATTCAAAATCTTCCTTGATGCCCTGCAATTTTTTGTTTTCCTCACGCAGCTTTTCAAGTTCGTCCTTAACTTCCTTTTTTACAGATTTCCGAAGCTCGTTTTTAAGTTCTTCGATTTTTGCGTCAAACTCGCTCGGTCCGAAATAATCTTCATCATCCATGTAATACATATTATTTGGCCTCCTTTACAAGCTCTAATACTGCACTACTTTTAATTCCGCGTTCATATTTGCTCCTCCCAGTAAAAACTCTGTCCGCATTGATCACAAGATTTTGTTGCGTTTGGAACGCACGCAATGCGATAACTGCAAGATTTGCATTTGTAAACTCTATTTTCTATAATCTTGATTGGCTTCACTGATACCAGCTTATTAACTGCATTACTCGCAATCCTAAAAGCAGCTTCATTCTTGAAATGCTTCATTGCATCTTCCTTCAAGCCAGTTTTCCAACATTCTTTTCCCAATTTGCTTTCTGCAGCGATGCTTTCTTGTAAGATGCCAAGTACTTCGTCAGAATCCATCTCAAATTTAATTTGTTCAGCCATTTTCCCATTCCTCCTTATACGCTAAAGCAGATCACTGACATCTGCTTTTTAATTACCTTGATAGCCGTTTTAAGTGCGCGTTCATTTCTAAAATGTTCCATTGCCTCGTCCTGTAGCCCACAATTTTGAAATTTGATTGCAATTTTCTCTTCTGCTTTGCTGAGTCCCTTCAATGCGTAAATCGCCTCATCTAAATCCACGGTAATTCTTATTTGTTCACTCATTTTCTTTCTATTATTTGGCCTCCTCCCAGTCAATCTTCTGCCCACAATCTGAGCAATATGACAATTTCTTCGCAATGCTTATGCCGCTCCATACTGTCTTTCCGCAGCACGGGCATTCCCACAACTCGCAGTGGCTTTCTATCCATGCGTGCGGTTGATCACCTCTATTTTCATGGATGATAGACTTGTGAGTTGCTTTAACTGGTGGCTGCGGAAGCTGCTTCTTTAAGCATTCTACTGCTGTTTCGTAAGCAGTTTTTTCTCTTCCAATCCTCAAACTTGTCTGCATATCGCAGTTACAAACTCGATGCTTCATGCATTCCAATTCATGGTTAAAATAATCAATAGACTCCTTGACGTGTTGATTGTACTTATTCATCTTTTAAATATTTCCTCCTTATGCGAATTTGAGCTGTCCAGTTTCTTCTTCTCTAACCTTCATGTTTGGCATTCTCTGTCGCAAACACATCTCCGGGAGATTTGCTCTTACCAGTGCTGCAGGAATTGGTGGACACACCGCATTTCCGCACCTCTTAACTTGCTCTGACCGAGGATATGATTTGCCAGAGTAATCATGGTCAATGATATAATCATCGGGGAATCCCTGACATCCATATAACTCACGCGGTTCTAACATTCGAAGTCCTATGTCTACGATTTGGTAATCTACACCTTTGATTGTGACAAGTCCAAATCTATCGTGTGTTGTTACAGTGTCTAGGGGCTGTTTAATATTCTGACCATCATTGCTGCCATAATATTTAATCAAGAAAGCTCTGACTTCTCCAAAATGACCAGCTGACGTTGTTACAGTATGTAGTGGCTCTCGCTCATCCTGCCCGATACCAGTCTTGTAGAATTTGCTCAAGAAAGATGTTACAAGTCCATATCTGTTTGAACCATCTACAGTCATTATTGGTTCGCTGATGCCCTGACCACGAATACTGTCATTTTCATATGAATGATACTGAGTCAAGATCGGAGCTACCAGGAAATTCTTGTCCTTTGCAACAATAGTATGCAAAGGCTTTTCTACACTGTATGCTCTTGGGCTTTTTTGATTTTTAGATTCACCATATCCGATTTCAACAATGAATGGATCAGCATTATCAACAACAAATTTCTGAATGCCTCGTGCAATCCGCTGCATTGTTTTTGGAGCTAATGGTCTGACTGCACGAACACCATACTTCTTTTTAATCTCTTCCGATGTGTCAAAAATACTTGGACACGGAATTGAAAAGTCTAATTGTGTGTATGCCCCTACATATGGCTTTAAAATACCCTTTTTAACCGCTTCACTATCTAATGGAGCATGTGTAGGCTCAGGCCATAATATTGGCTTATTATCGCATCTGGCAATTAAGAAGAATCTTTTACGCATTGTAGGCGCACCGTAATCAGCTGCGACTAGTTCACGAAACTCTACAGTATATCCTAAATCTGTAAGTTGCTTGGTAAAACGTTTGAACGTTTCTCCTGACCTTGATTTTATAGGGTGATGCCGTCTATTAAGCGGCCCCCATGTTTTAAATTCCTCGACATTCTCAAGCATTATCACTCTAGGTCTAACTAGTCCAGCCCACCTGCAAGCCACCCAAGCAAGGCCGCGGATGAATTTATCCTTCGGCTTTCCGCCTTTAGCCTTGCTAAAATGCTTGCAGTCCGGTGAAAACCATGCAAGCCCGACTGAGTGTCCGTCACAAGCCTTTACTGGATCTACCTGCCAAACGTCCTCACAATAATGTTTTGTAGTTGGATGGTTAGTTCGATGCATTCTGATAGCTTCTGGATCATGGTTGATTGCAATATCAACACTTACCCCTGTTGCCATCTCTATTCCTGTTGAAGCTCCGCCACCACCTGCAAAGTTGTCTACCACTAATTCGCCGTTTATCATAGTCTCTCCTGTCAACATGTGAGTATCTGCATTTTTCTTTTGGCTTTTTACAACTCGTTCCTATAAAAAATCAATAACGTTATAAAAGAATCAAAACCCACAAAAGTATCAGCGAGATAATCCACAATGCTCCAAATAATGTTCTAGTCCTTTTGGGTCCTATGTAGTGCAGAAGCATAGCTAAAAGCATAACCACACATAAAACACCCTTAATTATTTGCATAATATTCAGCTCCTCTCATTCTTTACGTTTTACAAAGGATTCGCATTCTGTATTCAGTAAGCATCCGTAATTACGACCTATGGTATAGCTCGGTATCTCGTATCCATTCTCGCAAACGCGACAATATCCGCCGCATTTATACTTGCTATTTACAGCTTTTTCTGCTTTAAGCTGATCCAGTTTATCTTCAAGATTTACCTTTGCATTTTTAAGTTCTGTGTTCTTCCTGATTAGGCTATCGTATTTATTTTGGCTCATTATTTTGAACATTCGTGCCACCTCACCCCATAATATTTAAAACTATGATTGCTATGTTGCACAGCAGTATAACGATAAGCGCTAAAATATTCACAATTTTGGCAGTTTCTCCGTACTTTAACGGAGATTTGTATGCAGCTCTAGCCATTATGAGTTGAACTGCAAGAAATACAAACTCAATGCATAAGATAATATGCTTAATACTCATTTATTACTCCCTTCTGATACCTTATTATCATTTTCTTGTGCATCCTTGAAGAATGACTCAATATCAAACCACTTATCATTGATTATATTTCCAATAATTTTTAATCTTCTATCTCCAGTTACTGCGGTTCGTATATATCTTCCCTCTAAATCACTCAACTTTGTAACTCCGACTGTATCCATTATTCTAGCAATGGATTCCATTCCTGGGCCAGAGCCACTAAATTCTTTTGCACCCAGATAAGCATGTCCGAGACTATATCCGCCAAAAACACATCCACAACCTGCACCTTCAACAACGACATCAAACGATATGCAACCGTGATTTTCCATTGTTAACTCTGCGCCTTTGATTTGTGCGTTTCGGATATCGTATCCTTCTTCGATAAGCTTTTTCTCTGTCCAGATTTTCATGTGTTCTCTCCTTCCCCACTTAGATACTTATTTCAAGGAAGTTAGCTGCCGCAGCAACTAACCCCCACAGCGCTTTTTATAATTCTTTGATCATCTTATCCAATTCCTCATCAGAAAAATTCTCCAGTGCAGCTTCTTCTCGTCTAGCCTTAATAGCCAACAGCTTCTGCTTCATCTCTTTATTAGTCTTCTCATTTTCCCTGATTTTCTGTTCTTCTAGCTTCGCAGAAACAATGTATCGAACAATTGCAATCTTATCGGAAAGCTCTTCATCTTCTTTTGTCTTTAGCTTCAGCAGACTTTCTTCCGATGCCTTCTTAATTTCTGCATTCAAGGTCTTGAAGACTGAATCTAAATCAGCCAAGCGAAGATCCCATAAATCCTCAATAGTTATCTGTCCACGATACGGGAAACGGTACTTACATCTTGTCGCTAACTCAAATAAATTCTTTTCCATAATAATTTCTCCTTAAAATTTAATTTTCATAATACGTTCTGTCGCGCCCTTGACCTTAACAACCAATTCTGCTCTTTTAGTCATGCTAAAGCCAATTCCAGACAGCTGGTCATCCGCGTCCTCTACATGGCACTTCGCACCTAAAGCTTCAAATACTCTTTTATGTGGTTCAAGCTCATGCTTTAAGAACTCGTTATAGTATCCGTTTGGTTCTTCTGTGTTCTTGCATCCCTTTAAGAAGAAGAACAAATGCCTGTGGCCAATTCCGTTCTGACCATCAAAATAATTTGGACTATAACTGATTACTGATACAGGAACGAACTGATTTGTATTTACACCCCAAATCTCACGACTTGAAATAGATGAACTTCCAGACAGCTTTTCCTTAATTGAGAAGTTGCCATTCTTGTCAAGTGTTACCTCTGCCACCTGAACATTACCAGAAACAGGACTATTGTATTCAAATGCAAAAATCTCACCATTGAATTCAATTTCTGCCTTAAATCCTTTACTTCCTCTTGCTGCATACTGATTTACAAAGAACTTATAAATACCTGGCTTCATACGTGACATATCTGCCCATGTAATATTTTCCACAGAAGGCTTTCCCACCATCTGCTCCATAGGATGTGTAATATCAATATCTAACTGACCGCCACATCTTGACATACTAGGTTTTCTACAATTTCCGAAAAAAATCTCGTTTCCATCAGGTTCTTTGCAATGCGCATCAAGGTCACTGTTGTCATTTTGTCCCTCATTCCACATGATTGAAAATCTGAGTACACCGTCAACATTACCGCCAGCAGCTTTTACGTTCTGCTTCATATCAGAGTCAGTAATATTTCCTGAATAAGCCCAAGATAATCCATTATTCCATTTGAACATTGTCTTAGCGTCTGGATTAACAGGTGCAATCATAGAAACAAAGTTCTTCTCATGTTTATTCTCTACAAAAGCTTCAATTTCCTTTGCAGTTGGAAGTACCTTATCAATAAAATCCTGTGCCGAAATCTCTTCAACCTTAGAAAACCTCTTAGAACTTACAGTAACATCCTTTTCCATCTGCCCAAAAATATCATCCGCACCAACCATTCTTCTTGCAGCACTCTTATTTGAGAACAGTACATTATTTACAGTAATATCATTCAGATTAGCAAATCTTCTCTGTAATGAATCCATATATCCAAGTTCTGTAATGGTATTCTTTGCATCCTCAAGCATCTTCTTTGTAAAAATAGCCTTTGGACGCTTATAATTGCTTGGAGTGACAATCTGCTCATACTTCTTAACTGCTGTGTCAAGATCCATATCCTCACTTACATTAATAAGAAGTGTTCCAATAGAATGATTTCTAATTCTACCGATTACTGGACCTGCTTCTGCTGATTTTTCCCATGCAAAAAGATCTTTCTGGGAATTAGACAGTTTTTCATATATCCTCTTATATTTCTTGAACTCAATTAACTGAGTCTTCCATTCTTCACCCTTATACAGTGTGTTCGAATTGATTAACTCAAGTACTGTGTCAACAGCCTCCATACTAATTTCATCAAGTGAACGCTTAAATACGTTTTTGGTGTCCCTATATTCGGCACAAATACTCTCGTTAGATTTGCCACTCCTGTTTACCCATTTGCCTGGCAAATCTAAAAACATATGTGTCCACTCGTGAGATCTTCCATTGATTTCTTCAAAATCATGGTCAGTTCCAACTCTTTTGAATTTACTAACAAAAATGTCAGAAATCGCATTCCCCTTTATAAAAGCGTCTAAAGTGTCACACACTTTCTGGAACTCTTCGCTGCCGGCATCAAATTCCCAAATTGTATGGATTGTACCATCCTTAATAGTTACAGCAGCTCCAATGCTCTTGACAAAATGTCTGCAGCAACTGCAATCATACTCTCGGCGCTTTCTGAACAAAATGTTTGTACCAGGTCTAAAACTGTCCAAATATAAATTCCACATTTCATCCTTGTCCACGTTTACGATGTATAGTTGCTTGCAGCCTTCCATTTCATCTTCAAAATGTTTCTGCATTCTCGATACAAAAATATCAAAATTATTCATTGATCATATCTCCTTCCTCGTAGTTCTCAACACTGATAAGCTCCATAAACTTATCTCTCTGGCGCTCTGAAACCTTGTTACCCTGTTTTTCGGGCTTGACAGCAATTGTAAGGTGTTTCTCAGCAATAGATGATAATTCCTTAGCTAGCGATTTCTTGCCTTGCTGTACGCCCTCCAAATAGGTTTTAGGCTGCTTTCTGTCTCCTATAGTTCCGCTTGAACGGTTTTCGCCTTGTCCACCCAGACTAACATTCCGAAGCTGATAGCCATTTTTTGCATAAAATCTGATGTAATACTTTTCCTGCTCGTCAAGCTGATCAAGAGGAACATTCATGTGTTCAACCTTCCATCCATAAGGATTGCCCTCTGAATACAGTTTGTGCTTTTTTAGGCTCAGGTCTATGTGCTGTTTATAGCCAACCATATGACTTGCCAGCCTACTAAGTATGTGCATGGCTTGCCCGATATACGCAAACCGGAAACCGTTCTCATCCTCTCTGGTCAAAACGTAGATTCCGCTTTCGTCGTTCAGCTGGGGATTGATTTTCAGCAGTCGCTTCTTGTTCTCCTGCTCTATGGCTTTTGCCTTTGCAATGTTCTTGCATTTATTCATTAATAACCTCTATTTTCTTGATATGATTATTTTCCACACTCTCTCCTCCTTTCACACTTTTTACATAGCCAAACCGACCATGTGAATAAAAATAGCTTATGCTGGCTTCCTGATCTGCTTTCCCATTATCAATATGGCTTTGGCAGCATTGCTCTGCTCGCTTTCTGGCGCCCTCTTCTCCAAATGCCTGTACATCCCAACCTTCTCCACAAATATTGCAATGTATGTATTTTTTTACTTTTACTTGATGTTCTTCACGGAAATGTTTTTCTATTTCTGCTTTATTTGTGGAGTTCAGCATACAAATCGGGCAATAATAGTGGGTCATGCTTTTAGTTCGTTCAAACTTCATTTTTGCCTTCGTTTTTTCAACTCCCTTCCAAGTTCTTCTAAGCAAAAGCAGAATGCTTCGCAGCTCAACTTTCCTAAAGCAGAAACTGATTTTTGCAGTCCATCTTTAATTCTTTCAAGGCAACTCCCCAAATCTACAAATGTAGTTGTTTCTGAATCCATAATTTTTTTCAATGGTTCTTCAAGCGATGTCAGTTGCATAGCCTGCTGATACTGCTTTGGATTCATGCCATAAAGTTTCTTAAACTGCTTCTTTCTCTGTCTTTTATTCATTTGACTGTCTCCACCACTCTCTACAAATTTCCCAAGTTTTGCCATCTTTTTTACATAACAGTCTGATCATTTTACTTGAATTAACGAAAGCTATAACTGTATTCGGAACATTTTCGCTTTTCATGAAATAATCCCTTGGATTCATGCTGTGAATCTTCTTGAACTGTTTCTTTCTCTGCCGTTTATTCATCGTTTACACCTCCTTACTTTTCTGAGTCCACATCATACCCAGAACTTTCTTTATACGCACTGAGTACGGCACTAATGATAGCCTGTTCAATAATTCCCTCACTCTTTGTAATCAGAATCATGTCGTGCTTGATCGTATCATTGTAATAACTGCCTGTTTCACATGCCCATTTGCCATCTTGTAGTTCCACGATAAATCCAATACTTGCGCTCGGTTCACTTTTGCATGACTTGGGTCTACGTCCAAGCTTTACAAAAAAGCAATGGTGATCTATAAATAGATTTTTATATATTTCCATCATTTTCGCCTCCTGATTGTGATGTGCAGCTGCTCTTCTAGCCAATCAAGCCCCTCATTCGTAAAGTAGTATGTGGTGCTTTCCTTTGTTATTCCACATCTTCTGCTTTCCATGTAACCTGCATCAACAAGCTTTTCAAGTTCCTCATCTTTGCCATTGAAGTAATTTCTGGTGGGCTTGAAATACATCTTTCCATTGCGTTTATAAAGCGTTCTCCGTGTGGCGTAATCAAGTCCAACTGTATGGCGCACCTTCTGACGCAATGTGCAACAACAATAAGTGTGACCGTCCTTCTCAATCGTGAGATAATCGTTCTGTGGCAAATTTATCATATTTCCCTTTCACCTCAATTTCTAACCAATGTGTTTTAAAATCTTCTTCTGTTATTTTAAAGTTGATAAGCCGCTTTTCACTAAAAATGGTAACTTCACCTGCTTTCTTGCGCTTAAACTGCCACTTTTGCTGTGGTAAGCAGCTTATCCAACATTGATCGCCAAATATATACTGGCACCATACTTTAGGCCTGCACCATCCTTCTTTATCCATTGGATTCTTCCTCAAAGGCTTCTTCCATGGCTGCCGCAAGCTCGTTCGCATCGTGAAGTGCTACTTCTGCTTCGCCAAACTTCTCTTCTTCCATTTTTTTACTAGCTGTTCTAACAAGAAAATCGTGAAGAATTGTAGCTGCAAGGGCACTATGGATGCGTGCTACAACTGCTTTATCATCTTTTGAACTAAAACTTGATACCATTGACATTTTTATACCTCCGTTAATCCACCAAATTTTTTTAATAAATCATTCTTATTCATCCTTAACCTCCTTCGGTTCAAATTTTGGAAACGGCATCCAGTAAGCAACATGCATTTTGTCTTTAAGTAGCATTGGTACTGCCGTCCACTCACCGTTAATGGTTTTACCTGTTCCAACTACAAAATTATCTTCATCATAATTATTGACTAGTACTACTAAAACGGTGTTTGAATTTTTTTCCCAAAACGAATTGCACCACTTGTCGGTTCCTTTGAACTTTGCAAATATACTGTCGCGTTCTTCTGGCATTGCTTCTTCGACTGAAATCCAATCATTTTTCTCGATTTCATCAGCAAGTGCCGATAACGTCTGTTCGCAGCTAGAAGCAATCTTCAAGGCAAGCTTTTCATGTTCACTTTTGGGTGCGAATATATCGCACTCATCTATGTACTTCTGGCAAAGTGTGGCTTCTTCTTTAACTTCTTTTAAATATTTTTTCAATTCCTGCCTCCTTTATTTGGTTTTGTTTTTTACAAATTCCCGATATTTTCTGGTATAGTCGTAGTTTTCACTGAATGTGCCTATAGCTGCTTTAAAAAGCTTCGCAGATCACACTCCTTAAAAATTTATTTGGATGCATCCTATTCCTCTTCTGAGCTTGATTCTGTCCTCCGATGAATGCTTTTCTCAATTTCCTCATCGGTTCGCACAACAACAAGTGGGATCTCTTTTAAAATGTTCTCTATAAGTTTCTCGAATGCAGCCTTGGTATTTTCTGCGTTCTTATATTTGCCAATTGGGTAATCAGTCGACTCGTTTGAGCCTTTAACGTGTTTTAATAATATTTCTGTTTTTGAAAGTCCGTTAATGTAAACGTCAACTACATTGTCCCAATTGTAAAAGGCGTTTCTATCCTGCCTTACAATAATCATCTCAAACCTCTCCCTTCTTTTTAGTTAAACGGAAGTCCTTCATCTTCTACACCGTCTGGAATATTCATAAACCCTTCATATCCGCCTGCAGGTGCCGGTTCCGGAGCTGGCTGCGTATTCTTCTTGCTTTCCACAAACTCCTGCTCATCCACAACTACATCCGTTGTATACACCTTCTGACCATCCTTATTTGTGTAGCTACCTGTCTGGATGCGTCCAATAACAGCAATCTTTGTTCCTTTGTGCAGAAATTTCTCAGCAAACTCTGCATTTTTTTTGAAACTGATGCAGTTGATGAAGTCTGCATTCTGACCGTTATCCTGCTTACGGTTTCTGTCTACAGCCAGTGTATATCTGGCTACCGCCATTGTCTCCTGACCCTGTGTATAGCGAACCTCTGGGTCTTTGGTTAATCTTCCGATTAAAATTACTTTGTTCATACTGAACCTCCTAAATTTATTTGATATGCTTTTCAACGTGATCTGGCTTTATCTTTTTAAGGTGGCTGGTGGAAACTTATCTTTTTTATTTTTAAACAACACTGCTTCTGCAATTTTGTGTAAAATGGTGGTTACTTTCGTTTCTTTTTACCTCCAACCTTGTATTTCATCAGTAGATACTTATAGCCATCAATGATTCTCTGGATATCTTCATTATTTCTTTCTTGCCCTCTGGCTGCCTTTTCTTTCATCCACTCTGGCTCTACACCAGAATATGTAACTTCTTGCACCAGATCACAACCGTCTGATGATGTGAAATACTGCACAAATGTCTTGCACCCGTAGAAGCCTTCAAGGCACAACGTTAATCTGGTAATTTTGTCCATAATCTCAGTGAAATCATACGGAACATGCTTTCTTGGCTTGTATAATCTGATGATCTTACCGTCTGTAAGCTCTACAATGTAGCCGCATCTTCTTTTTGAAAACTCCTGCATTTCTCTGCTACACGGATATACCTCGGTCTTGATGATCTGCATGTACTTTTTTCTCAGCTCCTTCTGTGTCATTTTCACATCTTCCTTTCTTCACTATATCTCTTTGATTTTTTATGCCTAAAAGCATATTGATCAGAACTGGAACACCTCTTTCTTTAAAGTTTGATCCTTTTCTTTCTTCTGCCTAGTTCCCTCTGCCTTGTAAGAGTATACATAAGCTCTTCCTCTGGTCTTATTTCCTGCTTAATCTTCAATTTAAGCATTGTTCGCATAGCTTTGAGAAAATCTTTTCTTTCTTTTTCTGTCATGTTATGTTCAAAAGCAAGCGTAGGTACAATTAACTTTTCATTCAGTAAAACTTGCCAATTTTTCTTCACTTTGAAGCCCTTCTTTCTTTTAATACTGGAACACTCCTGCGTCCATCCTTTCATTGTATCTTTTCTCTGCGTAGTATCTGAATGTATAGTATTCAAGACCGCATTTCTTTGCGGCTTCGCTGCATCCAATGTCCCCTTGCTCCCATTCCAGATATACGTCTGCAAAGTTTGGTGGAAGAATCACTCCTCTCTGGATTCCCTTCCTCTGCTCTCCAATCTCTTTCAGACGGATATTTGCATACTTGCGAAATGTTGTATGCGACATCCCACATTGTCTAGCTGCCTTTTCGTCTGAGAGCAATCCGAGCTTCCATTGTTCAAAACAATCATCAAACATTGGTGGCAAAGGCTTTGGTGGTACTTTATTACCAGTCTTGACGGTATGCCTATCACCTCTCTTCGCAAGTTCTTCTCTTGCATATCTTTCAAAAGTCGTAACGCAAACACCTATCTTCTTTGCACCTTCTGGTCCAGTTAACTTTCCGTCCCTCCAGGCAATGTAAAGCTCCTCTGGAAGTGTAGTTTTTTTTGCAACAAAGTTTGATCTATGACCTGTTTGCTTTTTAGGCGCCTTTGCCTTAGCCGTATCTTGCCAGTGCAGCCAATTCTTATACATTGGGCGCTGGCTAAACTTCGAGCAGTGATATCCTAACTGGATATTATGCGCACGGTTATCAGCTTCTTCCGCAGCTTCTTCTTTACTCAGAAATACTGCCCTTCCAAGCGCTAATCTCTCCCAATGATGTATGTTATTCGTATTGCTTCCGATGTCACGTTTTTTGGTTACCGTATCAAAATGTGTGTCTGTCACGGCTATAACAATTGATTCAACAACTTCAAGTCCGTAGTTGTCGAACCCTTCGAATCCTTTTTGCTTTAACTCATAGTTGCTTAATCGGTATTCCTCTACGTGATAGACAGGAGTTCCAATCTTAATCTCACCCATCTTGTACCTCCTTTATCAGTTTTAGATCATATCCACCCTGCACAAATTCTTTGGTGAGCTTGTGCCTGATACCGTTGCCTAAGTACTGGTATATATCAAGCATGTCGTCATCAGAGAAATTTGTCTGCAAATACTGGTTTATACCCTTTCGAGTTCTATTCCAGAATCTTACGTTCCTTACGTGTTGCTGATAAACCATCGTTTTGCAAGCGTCCCTTGACACATATTCAAGCAATTTACATTTAAGATCTTCTTCGCTCTCAATGTCAGCTACGGAAAAACCAGAATGCTGCTTGTTTAAGAGCAAGTATCCATCGCTGTTGATACTGCTACCAGGAAAGCATTTCATAAGCTTTAAAATTTCATTCAGAATCATAATCGCTCCAATCTATCTTCTGTCCGCAGTATGGACAGTGTACGCAAACTCCTGCTTCTGATTCATACCGTGTGCCACATGTCGGGCAATACCATTCGTATACATTTTAGTTTGATGCACAGATGACTGGTTCTTCTGCAATTGTTTTATGCATGTCTCTGTTTTCAAGAATGTTGTTGACTATTTCACATGCCGTTTGTAGGGGCACTACACGGCAATAGGTATGTGGATATGCTGCCGTAACCATCAATTCACTATTGCTAACCAAAAGGTTTTTGATTTCATCACTTTTTGCAATAGACATTTAACAATCCTCCCGATCAATCTTCTGTCCACATTTTGAACAATAGGAAGCAAAGCAATCATTTATGATGTTTCCACATACAGAGCAGCTACATGCGTTCTTGTCTGCTAGAATAACCAGTTTTTGTGGAATCTGCTTTTTAAGAGCGCTATGTGCCTTCATGAATACAAACGCGGTTCTCATTGATTTTTCAACTGCCTTGTAGTCCTTTTTCTTCAAGGCTTGCTCAGTTGCTCTGGTGCAAGTATCAAGTTTCTTCTTTAATATCTTCAAGACTTCTTTATTGCTCATTTGCTTTTCCTTTCTTACAGGAACGGACATGTTTCGTAATTAAACAATTGCCAGGTCTTACCTGCTTCTGCAACGTCCACATTTGCCATTCCTGCGACTTCTTTTATTCTTGCGAGCATTTCCTCTTGTACTGCATTATTTGCGCTTAAATGGCAAATAATGACGTTCTGGAGTGCGCCTGTTGTGTTGGCTTCTATGAAGCCTGCACACGTTTCTAACTCCATATGCCCCTTAATGACATGCAATCGTTTACCAGTGACATCCTCTGAAATGTACTTCTTTTGGTAATTGCAAGACACCAACATGTGGTCAATATCCTTAAATCGCCACCTTACAAACTCTGTATCAGTAATGTAGAGCATTCGCCCCATCTCTGGATGCTCGATGATGAATCCATAGCACGGACACTCTGTACCGTCTGCATCGGTATGTTTGAAGTGTCCATGCACATCATTCATCGGAACTGATACAATTCTAAATTCACCATATCCACCGATATAGGAGTTGTCTTCATAAGGTTTGTAGACTGGGATTCCCATTTCTTCCAGATCACTGACTGCTTCCGAGTGATCTCCGTGTTTATGGGTTGCAACGCATCCAACAATATCAGATACCTTCCAATCGCATCCCTTTTTGATCTTCATGATCGGGATTCCTGCATCAAGAAGAAGCATCTTGCCTTTGTTATCCTTTAAAACATAGCAATTACCAGAACTGCCGCTGGCTAAGCATGTTAGAATCATCTAAAAAACTCCTCTCTCAAGTTCTATGTCATTCATCCCTCCACGCTTTCAATGTGGTAACGACCGTAACCACTTGTTCTTCCGCTTCCAATTCCATTTCCAAAACCTGCAAGACGAATAATGTTTAAAATCTGTTCCAGAGAATATGCATTCTCCGTATATTGAATTGTAAAAGTTGCGCTCCATCCGCTAAATCTATTCAGTCGTACAAGCACTGGAGCGCCCTTCTTTGGCGACATAAGCTTTTCATCAATAAAATGCTCTGCAAACTTGATTGGAACCAGATTGCCCTTCGCAATGACATTTACAGCGGCATTGAACTTAGTTGCGTAAGTGTCAATCTTGTTTTGTACAACAGCCTGTCCAAATGACTTTTTCAAGCCAAATGCCGTAATGCACGGTGCATTGTTGGTCAGTGCTTCTCTCAAACCTTCCTCTGTGAAGTCTGTAGGCTTTCCACCATACCAGTGCACGGCGGTGATCACTTCTTCCCATACATTTGTAGCTGCTGTGTCCTTAGCCTTGTTCTTTCTCTCGTCAGTAAGCTTCCTGGCGCTACAATCATTCATTTTGTTAAGCACCAGGTCCCCATCGCCTGCAATAGTAATTCTTGCCTGCTTGATGCTTAACGGCTTTAATTCGATAACCTGTGTTTCTTCCTTCTTTGTCATAATTTGTTTTCTCCTTTTTGTTTTGGCCTAAGCTTCCGCTCGAGGCGCGTCATGAACGTTGTGATGCAATGTTATGTGCTATTTTGTGCTGCTGTGTGGTATGCTGTACTGTCATGTGCTATTTTCTGCGGCTCATGCCGCATCTCGAGTGAAAGTTTTAAGTGTTCTGGTAACACTTGCAGACAACATGAAATGTGATGTTGTGTGTTGTATTGTATTGTTCTATGCTGTACTGTTCTATCCTGCGATAGGCAACTCATGCTGCCTGCAAATGCTACCAGTTTGTTTTGTTGGTATCCACTCGGTACGCGACACAAGAAATTTGCGGTGCTTTGTTGTGTTGTGTTATACGCTGTACTGTTATGTTAGGTGCTGCGATCTGCTATTATGTGGTATTCTATGCTTTGTGACTTATGCCACATACAGAATGGATACCTTTTGTTTTTGTGTTATGTTCTGCCTTTTTCTATATCTTCCCAATCAGCCCGTATAGCCGTTGAGTCAACGTAAAATTTGTTTTGCCTTGCTGGCTGAAAATCATAACTTTTCAGTTACGATCTCAACCTTCATTACACGCTCCCAGCCAGCGTGCTCAAATTTCATTTCTGGTTCCTCGGTACCAGTTGCCGGATTAGTTACTGTGCGTCCAGTTGCTACTCTGTTGGCAATGGCACGAATTACTGGCTTCTGATTTACTCTCGGATTGGTCAGATCCGCAAGAAATGCTGGTGGAAGGACTACGGCGAGAACGTCACAATCACTGCCTAATTCTACTACCTGTTTTGCAGATGTAACGCTGTCCGCAAACTGCTTTACCTCAACCTCACCATAAATGCGGCGAAGGTCTGCCTCCTGTGCCTGTGTCATTGTGTGTCTGCTTACCCATAAAATTCTCATATTAAACCTCTTTCTCCCCCGTTGTGGCGATAGGACACCAATTATTATTTTTTACGTTATTGACATAATCTAGCTATGGTTGCTTCGTTTAATTGTTCTATAGCTTGCTGCCCTATATTGCTGAGGTTTACTTACCACCTCGTGCTAGCTCATAAAATTTGCTTAACTCGAATGCTCTGTGAATGATGCAATGTTATGTGCTGTTGTGTCGTGTTATGTTCTGTCCTGCGCTGTTATGTTTTTGACATATGAGCCATTTCTTTTCTCAGATGGTGCATACCGTTACACCATCCATAGAACACTCGAATTAAGCATCGAAACTGTTTAGACGGCTATCTTGTCGATTTCTTCAAATACGCTCTCTAACTCAGAAAGCGACTTATACCGATTTTGAAAGCTTCTCAGCTCTGCGTAAGCCCTCTGCAGCAACTTCTGATACTCGTCAGGTTGTGTTGCAAAATGTGTTGTCGGCATATACACATTTCTCTGACTTGTGATCTGGAAGTGCCTAATAGGTGGCTTGCTATCCTGCTTTGGTACAACTACAAAGAACTGGATAAGCTGTCTTGCCTGCTGCAAGCGATATTTTTCCGCTGCTATGCTATCGCTCCATTCAAAACACTTGTGAAGCTCTGACTGTTCATCTCTCGCTTTCTCAAGTACTTGTTCTGGCGTTATCTCTGCATCTCTTCCGATTTCATCCAGACACTTTGCGGCATTGGCTTTGAAAATTCCTTCTATTCTCCATTTAATTTCATCCATAGGCTATCTCCCGATCAGGCAGACATAAAAGGTGGCAAAGCATCTTTGTTTGCTTCCTTATTCTGCTCGTTTGGCTCTTCAAATACCTGTGAATTTGCATTTTCTGCAATTTCCTGCTGTACCTGCTCCTGCATGTTCTCTATTGGATATTCCTTAAAATCGTCGTCCTGCATTTCTTCTCTTGTGTACAGACCCATGGTCAATTCTGGACAGTTAAGGCTAGAGAAGAACGAAGCTGCTCTGTATCTCAGCATTAGCTGCGGCATTGTTTTCCACTTGCTGCCATTTTTGCTCAACCAGCCTTCTTCTTTTGCCATATCCATGTCAACAGTCATTCCATTGACTTTTCTTCCGTTTTTTGTTGTCCATGCCGTACAAGAAAACGGTTTTCCATCCTTATCCTGTGTCTCTTCAAATTGCAATTCCATATCGAATTTTCCAGAATTGTTAATCGCAGCGATCAAGAACTTTGAACTCCAAGATGGTCTACCCTGAATTACGTGTAAATTCTGCATAACCATCATTGGACTTACTCGTAATCGCTGAGCCTGTTCAATGGCGATCAAGCAATTTGCTTCATTCTTTTGAAATGTCTGTGGGACAATGGTCGAGCTTGCTAGCGCCTTTGCCATCTGCATAGCCATAATGAAATTATCGCTTGTTCCGAAAATCCCAAGACTATAGTCAGTTACTCTCTTTGTTGACTGCTGCACAGCCTGCTTTCCACTCTCTGCAATTGCTGTATCTGCCATTATTCCTCGCCCTCCTTGACTTCCTTAACCTTGATATGTATCTTGTTTAATAACTCACTCAATTCCTTAAATGATTTAAGTGTAAAACTGCTAAACATCACGAGTGCGATAGCGTCTTTTGCTAAATCGCCTGAAAAATATGATATTTTGCCTTGTACCACTTTAAACTTCAACCCTGCCGGGAAAAGCTTATCATCACCTTTTACAACTTCGACTGTGCCATTGTAAGGAACTGGCTGTTTTTTCTCTTCCTGCTCCGGCTCTGTGTCCTCTGCACTGTCTGTGTCATTATTCTTGTCAGCCTTTAATATATCTAGTAATTCCTGCGCAGCGTCTCTGAGTGCTTCCAAAAAACTAAGATCATCTCTACTTTTGAAAAGTCCCAATCCCATTTCTTTGGTTTGATTGTCTTTAATAACAATCATTCCTATACGTTCTTCAGCACACATCTCAAATCTCTCACTCATAATTATTCTCCTTGTTCAATTTTATTGTTTTCTGGCACTCTTTTAAGTGCCTTGATATTGCTTCTTCCATAGGCTTCTATCCATGAAAGATCTACTGGCTCGTCTACTACTGTGACTTTTGTGCCGTTTGGAGTTATTGCTTCGTCTCCTGGCTTTAAATCTTCCTCTGCTGCGAAACAATAACTTCTTTTACTGCCCTCGTATCGGGCTTTTACATAATTACTCATTAGCTTTCTCCTTTTAATAATTTTTACTGTTTAATTTTTTTCGCAAAGATTGATGGAGAAAAGATACAAACTGGACGAACGCCGCACCTGCCGTAGCAACCATAGATGTCGACGTAGCCAGACGAAAGAACAACGGCAGTCCACATATAATATTCGTTGCACGGCGTACTCCATGGAGTAAGTAACCACCAGCAATACCCTTCGTTTGGGATCAGGCTTCTGTATTTTCTGTACTCGTCAAGAGTAAGCAGCGAAACCTTGTCTTTACATGCTCTGTATTGATTCTGTCCATCAACAGACAGTAAATCCCTCTCAAATTTAATAACATTCTCCTCTCCAATTTCATTTTCTATTTTTTCAAGGAGATCACTATTCAGATGCTGACGTAGTTCACTGATTCTCCAGTCATTTGTGTCTGGATCAAATCTCGTTGGCTCTAATCTTTCTGCAAGGCACATACAGCCCAAATCAAGAACATCAATGATTTTCCATTTTAGCCCTGCAAGTTCGAACTGATTGCCTGCTTTAGGCTCAACATCAATTTTTCTTTTTGAATTACTTTCTAAGATGCTTACTCTTTTCTTTAGATCATTGAACTGCTTTTGCAGTTCTTCTAATGTTAATTCAGCCATCTACTCTCCTTTCTTTGATACAAAGATGTTAGATTTTAAGATGCAAACCGGGCGAACACCGCAGCAGCTGAGGCAAATGTAGCAGTTGATGCCGCCGGACGGAAGAACAACGGCGATTGAACGATTGTATTCACGGTTTGGACTAGTCCATGCTGTACAAGTCCACCACCAATCATCCAAATCATTATTAACAATCAAGTTGTTATACTTTCTGGCCTCGTCAAAAGTGATTGGGCGAACCTTGCAAGTCAGCTCTCCGTAGTCGTTCTGACCGTCTACCGTCTCAAGGCTAACTCTGTGTTCCACAAGATTCTCTGCTCCGACTTCATTTTCAATAGTTGGCTGGATTTCAGCTTCGATGCATTTTCTAAGTCCAGATGTTTTGTAATTCACTGTATCATCTGCAAATTTTCTGTCTTCTGCTATAAAATCCTTCGAGATAACCTTGGTTTTTCCTTCGTGCTGTTCGAGGACAATATAATCATCCTCTCCAATGCAAAATGTTTCTCCGGCTTTTAAGCTTTCCAGTTTAACCTTGTTACTCTGCTCTCTTTCTTCAAGCATTTTTACCAATGCTCTTGCAGCTTCAAGTTCTTTGCTCATGTCTGTCTCCTTTCTTATAGTCGTGGTGACTTAACTAAATCACGTACAACTCTATATTTTGAAATGTTTTCTCCATCTTTCTCAACAAAGTAGAATGCTTCGTCATTTGGTTCTCTGAAACCGCTATAGTACTTTGTATTTACTATTGCTGCATCCTGCTCCTTGGAGTGGCTGCACCATTCGCGGATTTCTGCACCGAGGTAACTTTCTCCGCTGTTCACTACAACCATTTGCTCTCTCCTTTCTTTTCTTCTCTGGTGGATTGTAGCAATCTATGAACTCGTGCAAGTCATATAAGCTGCATCCTCTAAATTTCAATGTTTCATTTTGTTTCCATAAGTGCTCTGCCCTTACGCCAAATTCATCTGAAAAGCTTTGGATCAACCCTTTCATGGCTTTCTGCCTAGCTCTTTTAATTTCTGTTGCCGTCCTTCCAGTCTTTGGCGCTATTGCATCCACTCTTCTGTAGACATGCCCAATCAGTTCTAACCGCTGCTCCTCTGTTAACTTCATAGGCTTATTGTAACTGGCGATAAATCGCCTGAATGATCTTGGCATCATACAACGCATTGTGTTTTACCCCTTTAGGAAGCGACTTTCCCAGCTTTGTTAAGAGTTGTTCGCGTGATAAATCAAACGCTTCCTTTTCAGAAATTCTTAGCACTCTTGCAATATCCTGATTGATGTCGTGGCAACTTGCCGATATGCAATTAGGAAGCTCCAGTGCAGAACTTGCCAGAAGATCAACCAGTAAAACAAAATCGTAATGAGATACATCTGACACGAACTGAATATCACTCTCAAAATGTTTAAGCCATTCAAGAAGTGATTCTCGTACCTCATATTTACTACCAACCACAAATACGGTGTTTTCCTTGTCTAGCAACTCTGCAAGTTCTTTGTTCTCGCCCTTTATCACTGTATTTGATAATACGTTTTCCTCAATCCAAGGTGTGATCTGATAATCTGCGAAGTCATTAAGTTCTGCGTAAAAGGATTCACCGCTTGCAGATACAATTCCAATACTTATTAGGGTTGTGTCTTTATGCAATCCTGTAAACTCTGCATCAAAGTACAGATTTATCATTTTCTTTCGCTCCTTCCTTTTCTTTATATTCCTCTGCCTGCTCCATTCCGATGATGTAGGCAAGCTGTTTTTCCGTTAAACATGGAAGCAGCCGTGTTGCTGTTTCAAGCAATTGCTCTTTGCTTTCCCCATGGTAAATAAAAATTGTTGATCACTCTCCTTCTTCATTGTCTTCAATGTTGTTTGGATTGAGCATTATCATTAACAGCTTCTTCCAAGCAAATGATGTGTTTACTACATATCCCTTTGCGGTTTGATACTGCATATGTACCACATGTGGGTACTTCGCTTTAATTACCGCGTTGACCGTTACCAGTGTTCCATCTGGCGTTTTTACATTCAGCACAACAGTGTCGCCCTGCTTTGCTGTTTCTTTCAGCAGCTCCGCGTCTCTGCTCATTTCTCCACTCAAATGCGGCAATATTTCTCTTAGATTCATACATTTCCTTTCTATATGGCTCAGGCATTCTAGCCCAAGCCACAATTTCATAACCAGAATCTTCAAATCCACCATCTGGCAAATTCGCCTGGCAAGCTTCTTTCGAAACCCACCATCTAAATCTGTTCTTTGGGTCTGGTCCCCAATAATACTCATGGGTAAGTCTAGTCTCGCCCCATCTAATTGTACACAGCAGATAGCCTGCGGTCTTATCTGGCATCTTTTTAGTCATCCAGAACATCTTTTATCACCTCTCTTAATTTATATTTGCAACATTTTTTGTTCACGATGTTGTGACCGTGTTTTCGATCCAGCCAAGCAAATAGTTGTTCTGGATACTAGAGTAGCTATTCGTCACTTCACTCAGCTTCTGCAGAGTGCGCTTTTTCTGTTCAGTCAAAAAGCGGTATGTTGTTGTCTTAGACTTTTCCTTTTTATCTGCCATCACGCCTGCACCTCCTTTCTGCATGTTTCCATTCTTTCAATGTAGCTAATCATGTCAGCAAAGCTTTCTGCTCTGTACAAGATTGCTCTGTTTGTGTCAGCAAGTAGTGTGTATGCACTATCAAACTGGAATATGTAATACTTATGCATTCCCTCGTAGTACATGCAATCTTTAAGTACTACAAACTTATTGATATCCATTGTTTGTTCCTTTCTTTCTTATGTAACTTCTGCTATCATTTCTGCCTTCATCCTGGCGAACTTGTTAATAAAATGGATTTGCCCTTTACCAGTTACAAGTGTTGTTCTTGTGATTCTGACGCTTCCGTCCGGATTCACAACGGTACGTTCTTTAACTTCAAAGAGTTTCTGTTCCATCGCCTTCTGTGTCGGCATGTTTTTACTACCGCCACATTTAATTAGGTAGTCGTTTTGACGCATCCACTCAAAGAGTCTGTTTTGCCCGATCTCGTGGCCATTCTGGCAAATCAGTTTTGCCATGTCTCCAATTAGGATCGAGGTCCTGCTAGACTCCACTGCATCTGCAAAGATTTCTTTAGGCTTCATGCGCTCTGTGTCTGCAATCAATACCTTGTTGTCTGCCTTGAGCCTATCAATCTCGTTATTGGCAATCTTTAAGGCTCGTGCCATCACCTGCTCTGGTGTGTTCCATGCCTTTTCAAGATCAATGAAGTACTGGCGGTACTGCTTGCCCTTGTCGGTGCGCTGAATCATACAAATTTGCTTTGCCATGTCGATGGAGATTTGATGTTCTGTGTAAGTTGTTTCGTTTCCTTGAGCTGTTAGTCTTTTTTGACTAATAGCTCTGTAGTCTACATTCTCAGAAAAGCCATACTCGCACATGCGGTCAAACCACTTAGTATACTGCGTGCCAATTCCTAATCCCTCATGCAATTCTCTGGCTGATACAGTAGGCTGCTCTGACTCGTAGTTAATTCTCAAGAGTTCCATGTTTCGACTCCTTTCTGTTTAGTTTTCAATGTGCTTTTTGTTGTTTCTGAGAACAGTATACGTCTTTAGCATTACATTGTCAAGACTTTTTTTGTTGTTTTTGTTATATTTTTTGTTGTTTTACAGACTTTTTTATTTGACTTCTTTATTGTTATGTGGTACAATGCAAAGTGAAAGGAGGCGAAAAATGCAATGAAAACAAGATTTAAATTATTAAGGCAGGAGCTTGGAATGACGCAAGAGGAATTTGGCTCTAAAATTGGTGTTGCGCGTAATACGATAGCTCAATATGAAAGCGGAAGAATTGTTCCTTCAAATCCTGTTATCACAAACATTTGCAAGGAATATGCTGTCAATGAAACTTGGCTCCTTACTGGAGAAGGCAATATGTTTAATGACATTACGCCATCAGAAGAGATTGAATCATTTCTTGGCACGCTTGCAATAGCAGGCGATGAAAATTTCAAAAAACGTCTAATCCTTTATCTTGCGCAAATGAAGGATTCAGATTGGCAAGCATTAGAACATGTGCTTGATACTCTTCTCGCTGGAAAAGACATCATCTTTCCTCCGGAGCCGAAAAGTGAGCAGTAATCCTAAGTGAGACAAACAATGGACACCCATTTCTGGGTGTCCATTGTTTATGATAATTTTATAATTGACATGCTTCTTGAATGATTGTATAATTCTTTTATAAAATTATTTTGTTTTAACAAAGGAGGAGGGCAAATTCATGATTAAATTAAAAACAACATTAGCCGCATTCTTTAGTTTTTCAGTTGCAACATCTGCTGTTGCATTCGGTATGCCTACATATACGAATGATTACGGTAAAGGAACTGCAGAAGTCCAATACAAGGATTTTAAACTTTTACTCCCTAAAAACTGGACAGAAGTTGACACTGAAGATGATGATTCTCTCATGTTTGCAATTATGAATGATAACGATATCGCTGAAGGATATGTTGGATTATTTTCAGAAGAGTTTGAAGATCTGGAAGATTTTTGTGATTATCCAGTTTCAGTATTAGAATCTATGCTTTCTGATACTTTTCTTTGGTCAAATCCTTGTAAATTTGAAGAGTATCCAATATTATCAGATACAGAACATGGCTATTTCGCTGCATCCGAGCAAGATATAAGTGGTGATTCAGTCAAAAGTTATGCTTTATCTTTTAGTTACAGCAAAAAAATATATTGTTTTTTCGTAAACATATATTCTGATGTTGATTCAGATTATTCGTTCGACATTGCTCACGTTTTTAATTCTATTTGCTATAATGACAACGTTAGCGCTGATGAAACCACAGCAACAGAATCTGAAAATCTTGAGGATATCGGTTATGGTCCCGGACAATACAAGGTTGGAACCGATTTACCAAGTGGAGAATATTACGTTTTAGCTCTTTATGATGGAATACCTGGTTATTTTTCTGTAACATCCGATGCGAATGGTGACAATATTATTCTTAATGACATTTTCGATGTTAATTCCATTGTTTCTGTTAACGATGGAGAATATTTGTCTTTGGATGATGCTACTGCTATCCCATCATCATTGTTTGAAACTGAATATACAATAAATTATCAAGATTTTACATCTGGAATGCTCAAAGTTGGACATGATATTCAGCCGGGAGAATATAAATTAACTGCTTCTGGTGATTCTTCTGCTTACTGGTCTATTTATTCAAATGCAAGACATGATATTGTATCTAACGATTATTTTGATGGAAGCAGTTATGTCACATTGTCTGATGGTCAATACTTCAATTATGAAGATTGTACTATTAGCCAATAATAAAAATCAAAGAGGCCCCCATAATTGTGATATGGAGGCCTTTTTTCATTCTCTCTTTAAGACGTAGTAAACAACTCTCAATGTTGACAGCCTATCTTCTGTTTTTAACTTTTCTTTTATCTTCTTCATGTAATACCGTTTCATTGCTTCTTCAACATCCGCATCAATATCCTTTTCAGTTCTGCTTTCTGCCATTCATTGCCCTCTCTTTCCTCTATTCTCTCGTCATTACCTGCGCGATCAGCTCGCAGCGATATTCCTTTACGTCATCTCTATCTGTTAACTGATACAAAAAATCAAGCAATTCCATTTCGTTACGTTTTCCTTCCGGAATAAACGTGGATATATATGCAATCGCTCTTTTTACATATTCGTTGCCTTTTAATTCCACGATACTATCTAAAAAACGTCTAACCACATCACACATATAATCACCTTTCCTTTGCAAATGTATCCACAGAAATTTCGTATGCAACTTTAATTGTTTCTGTTTCATGTTCTCTTTTGATATAAGTTCTGCTCTGGATTCTTCCAGACAGTCTAATTTTTTCCCCAACCTTTAAATTTGATGCCTTTCGAGCGAGTTGGTTCCAGACAATACAATGTAAATAATCGCTCTTGCCATATGGGCGATTTACAGCAACTATAAGCTCACATAACTCCTTTTTTAATGGTGTTGTGCGATATATCGGTTTGCTGCATAAATACCCAGTCAATGCAATTTGGTTTCGATATTCCCCGCTTTCTACTTTGATTTCACGGACCAGAAAGTACTGCTGTACATGCCTTTTGCCGTCACTGGTGTAATAATTCTTGCTTCGCCATTCTCCAATCACTGTCACTTCATCCTGACGCTTCAAAGCCCCGATTCTATCCTTTGCAACAGCGATTGGTATTTCATCCTTTACTCCACTCAGGCGGCTTGTCTCGATGGTGTTTGAACAAAAATCACTTTCCAAGCAGTCTAATGTTGTAAAATTGTCTAGTAATTTACCATGAATAATGGCAAAATTAACCATTGACTCTGTTGCTTTGCAGTTGTAAACTGTCATCATTAGTAGCCTCCTTTCTCTTTTCTGCTATGGTATAGATAATAGCACTGGTGACTACAATTGTATTGACTTTGTTCACATTTTTTTCGGTCAAAGTTTTTTGGCTATTTCTCAGGCTTTTAAACACTAAAAAACTTTGACTTTGCTTTTTGCTTGATGTAGCCAATAAATTATACTTTTTATTTTTGCCAAAGTACAATTTATTGTAAAAATGACATTTTGAACGAATATGAAGGGTGGTTTTTGACATGAGGAATCGAGTAGCTGATACTGAACGACTTATAAAAGTTATAATTTATGTGCGCAAAAATGCAGGATTGTCACAAATGGATTTGGCAAAAGCACTTGGAAAGAGCGTAGGAACAATAAAAAACTGGGAGAATGGTCTTGGTGCGCCAGACTTTCCAGCGCTGCTAGAATGGTTTAACAGATGTGGTGTCGATGCAGAAAAATGTCTTATGGCTATCTATGACCCTAATAAGTATGAACGTATTTATCACCCTAAAAAAGATAGTGAGACACTGTCTGCTCTGCAGGAATACTTAAAGCACGAAGACGCTGAGTATCTGAAACGTCTGTATTACAATGTCTTTTGTGATACTGGGTCTGATTGGCACGCACAACTTGATATGCTTACGGCATTAAACAAATTGCCGCTTGCTGACCGTATAACGTCAGCTCAAGCATATCTCGACAATTTTCTGATTCGGCAGGCACGCGGTGAGGTTAAAGATGCTTTTATAGAGCCTGACTTGAAACATTTAGAAGAATCAATACAGCAAGCAAAGCAATCTGTTTGTGAGAGAAAAGATTCTTATCTTAAGAATTTGAAATGATAGGGTGTTCCCTATCATTTCAGTTGGAATAGTAATAAATTGCAACAGCTTTTTTCCATCCATTTCCACTATCAGATGTCTGAACATAGATATCGCCTTTTCTTCCATTGCTAATTGGCTCTGCTGTTCCAAACGATATAGATGTCTCGTCTAATATACGATATTCTTTTTCACTGCTGTCGTACAACATCAGTGATCCATCTTTTCTGTTTAAGCCAATCCATCCTAGCGTTGTTCCACTTCCACTAAATTTTATGTATGATGCATTTCCAACTCCATTAAGGTCTAGTGCAGTAGTTATTCCTGCGGTTATTCGCAATGATTTTTCAAAAACTTCCAACCTGGCGCTGAAGTCAGTAGTATCTGCGTTCCACTCATGGAAATCCAAATATTTTCCAATCTCCATCACGCCAGTCTGGTCAATCCATGGAATTGCGTTCGAAATATTCTTTGAGGCATCAACTATTTCCATTCCGCTCAATTTTTTTGAGTTTCGGGAATTCTCAACTGTCGTTATTAAATTTTCAAAGTTTCCAACATGCAATATTGCGTTATTGGTTGAGCCGTCGTTGATGTATACATCTTTTTCACTATTTGACACGCCAGGGAATAACACTATATCATTCGCTGATGTAAGACTTAAGTGTTGTGAACCAGTTAAACGTAAATAGCCTTTTGTTGTTATAGCCATATCTTCATCACCAATGCTTATCATTGCTTTTTGCAGATATAGTTCACCAGATTTCATTCTTGTACCGATCATAACACTTTCTGACGTTGCACTAATTATAAATTCCTCCGTATCTGACGTTGCACTAATTACCTTAAAGGTCTTATTAAAAAATGCATCTAGTCCAGTAATAGTGCCTGTGGTGATACTGGCAGCATCTAAATTGATGATAGAGACCTCTGAGGCATCTATAACGCCTGCTGTTATTTTATCAGCAGACATATCCTTAATTTTCGCATTGGTAATTTGCGCATCACCAATCATTGCGCTTGTTATCCAACCCTGTTGGATATTTGCTTTATCAAGTCTGGCAAATAATATATTTGCATCATTTACCGTGATTGAGCTTGCCTGCAAGTTGGTGATCTTTGCATCTACAGCGTTTAACTGATTGAATGTGGCTTTTTTTGCCGTAATTTCTTGAAGGCTAAGAATATCATCTTTAACTCGTTGCAACGCTATTTCAGATGGACTTTTCACCTCTTTTTCTTCAAAACCATAGGATGCCACTTCTGACAGCAAACCACCATCAAATGTAATGGTGTGCTGCATCACTGGAACATCTATAAGATTATTTTTGGCATCAACTATTGTAACAACATCACCTACGTCAAGCCTTGGATCTCCCATAAATGAAAATGACACTGGATAATAGCTCATATCCTTTATTTTTTTAAGGATTTTATTGAGCCATTCCTGTGTCATTACTGGATTGCTTAAATTTGTATTTATATTTGTTCCTGACTCATAATGATTATTCTCTGTATCACAGCTGATGCCTGAGATTTGGCACATCGTTTCTGATTGTAGCAGATCATCAAAATATCTATTGGTCTTAATCAGATACGTGTGTGATTCTTTTAAAAATTCAATTGTATTATAAATGAACGATAGGTTCTGGTCTTTTAAATAGCTGCCTGCTGTATCACCTATTTTCCCCGAATGGTCAGTTGTTAACGCTTCGTACCATCTAAACGTTACTTTTCCGTTTCTATCGCATGTAGCAAATGTACCATGGAGTTGTGCGATGTATCCAACCACCTGTTGCATCGTAAAACCGTCAAACGGCTCTTTGTATGTTTTCTCTCCCGACTGGTCGTTAACCGTCAATATTTTGTCAATCATCAAGCTATCAGATAATTTGCTTGTGTCAAACTCAACACCTGTCTGTTCACTTATATCAGTCAAAAATTCTTTGCTTTCTACTGGATACTTCACAATTTTACTTTTATATGCTTTAGCTAACTTTGACTCTAGCCTGTCATATGCTGTAAAAGTAAGCAGATTTCGGTCTTTTTTTTGCTCTTTTATTGTAAAATACCCCATTGGTATCCATTCTATAGTGCTATCAGCTGTTGCTCCGATTTCAAATCTTACTTCCGTACCTTTTACAAATTCTTGCGATTTTGTAAACATAGATACTTCTATTTTGGAAGCTATAGCTCCACCCACATAAAAATAGCTATCAGGAGTTGAGAAATTTGTTTGCACTATCTCTTGGATTCCATCTGATATTCCGTTTAGCCTTGCGTAGAACGTTCTTCCGCTGCCTGATATAACTTTATCTAATGCTTCTGATACCTGATACATAGTGTTTCCCTCCTCCAAGGATTTTTTCGTATATAAAAATACCGCAGGTATTTTGCCCACGGTATTAAAAATTCTTTAGTTCATGTATTTCTGATGCTTGAATTTTACAGTTTGGCTATTTCGCTTTGCGTAAATCATCGTTGTAGATATATCAGCATGCCCCAAAAGCTGCTGAACTTCCGTGATGTCCATTCCTCGCTCCAAGCAATCTGTTGCAGTAGTATGACGGATCAAGTGAGGATAAACTCTTCGGTTAACTTCTGATCTTTTCCCGATCTGTTTGATAATCTTTTCTACTGCCGGCTTTTTAAGTCTCTCATACGGTGCTCTTTCTCCAGTAAAAAGTGCTTCTGAATCGCCTTTACGACTTTTCAGATAGTCAATTAGCATAAGTTTAGCTCTTGCACTTAGGTAACTTGTTCGATGTTTATTTCCTTTTCCAAAAAGATATACTTCACACCGTTCAAAATCTACATCTTTTTTGTCCATTCGGATGAGTTCAGTAACTCTACATCCAGTACTATAAAAAAATTCAACAATTGCCTTTTCTCGAATGGTTCTACAAGCCTTTCGAATTTGTTCCATTTCTATAGCCGTTAGCGGAATAGGATCTTTTTTTTCGTAATTGATTACGCTTATTGCTCTGCATGGGTTTTTGTTTAAGTATCCTTCATTTGTTCCCCATTCAAGAAATGTGTTTAAAACGGTTCTGCGTCCGTCAAGTGTACGATTACTTATTTTCCGCGTTTTCTGAAGTGTATACAGATATACTCTTAAATCATTTGGTGTTATCTTCTCTATCGGTTTTTGTATGTCCTGTAGCCACTCAAAAAAATTCTTTAGGTATATCATATACTGTCTAAGGCTGTCATCGCTCATACCTTCGATTTTTTGGCTTACTATGTATGCCTGATACCAACTTGGCGTAAAATCCTCATACAGAACCACTTCTGTATTCCTTTTTGTTATCTCGTAGTCATCAATATGCAGCTCAATGATTGTTTGCACGTCTTTTAGGAGATCTGATGGGATAATCACGCTAAGTTTTGCCATTAACTCACTTGTAAAAATTTCTTTCACTTTTTTGTCCTCCGTACTTGAAAAAATGGGAGGCATAAAGTATAATGATTTTTGTCAGCAATGACAGGTGTGTGAGAGCTGTTCCGACTGCCAGGAAGGAAAACAGCTCTCCTTTTTTATACCCATCTTTACCGATTTATCACTTGCCTTTTGCCTATGTAATATTTATGTTACACCATCATCATAGAACACATTGGACAAGAAGTCAATCCTTGTGCAGCTTTTTTAATAGGATTTTTATATTTTTTATAATTTGGAAATTTTTGCCAAGCAGCCCTTAAGCCTCATTTAGCTAATTGCCAGTAGCCAAGTTCTTTTCCACGTTCAGAAGCAAGAGTAGCAATTATATTGTAGCCTTTATCATTATAATGTACATCATCGTATAGTAAAGATGGTGGTATTTTACCCTGCGAAATGGCTGTTATATCTTCAGCTGTTGGAGTAATCCTTGCATCAGATAAGCCATATTCAAGCATATATTTTCTTTGATTTATAAAATGTCTGCCAAAATGTATTGACATATTTTTTTCTATCGTTTCAAACGTTTCGGTAACTGTACTAACTAAGTGATGGACTCCAATCACAATATATTTTTTGTTGATAGGACTCATATAGTCAATCATTGCTTCTATACATTCAATCAGTTCGGCTGAGGTAGTAAACCCACCATTAGTTCCAATCCATATAATGTTAATATTATCACGCATTGATTTCATTGCATAAGTAATTAAGGGAGTTGGGCGAGAAACAATTACGGACTCTCCATTTTCGGAACGAGAAAAATAATATTTTTCATTTTCATAGGTAAGTGTACCCTCTACTCCATTGATAGAACAGGGATTTATTTGTGCGGTCATAACATATTTACCTGTCGTTGGGTCTAATGCCGAACCGCCTTGTAACAAAATGCCAGTACTGTCACCATATATGTTAGTTAATTCAATTTCTACTTTACTTGCATTTGCAGGTATGGTAAATGGCTTTACAATATTTGGTAAACCACCTTGTCTTGAAGCTATGTTAATCGTGTTTTCCCCGCCTACGCCACAATTAATCACTTTTCTACCATCAAGTAAGCCGTGTAAAACATATGGGAATGCTTTAGAATATGAATCACCAACCCCCACTCCACGAATGAGTGAATCACCCCAACAATTTACAGTTTCTTTTCCGTTTATTTTAGAAATATTTATAGTTTCTATTTTATTAACTACTAAGGGATATGTCTGTGTTGGAAATTCATTCAAATACATTTCAACACCATTATCAGGTATTGTTATTTCAGTTGTGATATAAGTGTTAATAGGAACACCCATTTTTGCTGAATTTATCACTTTACCGTTCGAATCACATATAGCATATAGCAATGTGTTTACACTACCATGTGTTTGTGACAGTATTCTATATTTTTCTCCACTAATAACGTTTTTGTGCATCACATAAGCGTTTGCGTTTTCATAAGTCATAACTTCATTATTAGTATCAATATACGCAACTTTATTTTCTAATAAGTTGTAATCAGACGAATCAACAGCAATTTCTCTCTCTTCTTTTTTATACAATTCATTTGAAGTGTCACCTAAATCCGACTTTACCTGACTTATTTCTTCACCCTGCGATTTTGTTGTTTGTTTCAACATTTCTACATCTTCGAAACTTGCTAGATTCAATATTTTTGTCTCTGCCATGCAATTAATCTCCTTACTCAGTTGTGACTTTTACGGCTAAACAGCCTTTAGCTGCATTGTAAAAAAACTCAATTCCACTTCCGCCGGCCTTTGTTTTTAACGTTGTGTCTTGTTCATTGTTTTTTAATTCAATCTTTGCTAGCCTATCTCCAACTGCTTTGGATTCAGCTGGTGCATCCGGCTCTTTTAGTGTGGCATCAGGAGCATCACGGAATGATGCTCTAACATTGTCCCCCGTGACTTGTCGTACACCATCCTGCATATCGTAGACAAGAAAGGTGTCTGATGACTCTACTTTTGTTTTCTTTTTATATTCAGTCCAAAGTCCCATATCATCACCTTACCCCTCTACCTTTACAGCTAAACATTGCTTTTCTTCGTTGTAAAACAGCTCAATTCCTATACCAGATACTTTTCTAGCAAGTTTATCTCCGACCGCCTTTGCATCCGCAACTCCACCAGAAACGCTTAATGTCTTGTCAGTCTCTAATGGATGCCGATTATAATATTTCTCTACCGCGTTACTGATCTGTTCATCAGTAACGCCACCATCTCTTAACTTTTGGATTACAATTCCAAGCACATCCTCTGGTTTCATTGCCGCCTCCTATTTATATTTTGTTCCAAAGCTGCGTTGACTCTTCAAATTTATAATAATCGCCAGTATCACTTGCCAGAAAAGAGCTGCCTGTTGCAACATACGTAGGCAGCTTGCCTACATCTTTTGCAAGCCCCTCATAACTACGCACATTCCCTTGCGCAGACGTACACACTAATGTACCCATATCTGGCACATCTTGACCAGGCTTATAAAACTGTCCATCTTGTTTCACCATATAATCATATGTCATGCTTTTTTCATCTCACTTTCTTCTAGCATCATGCTAATTGCTTCAAATTCAAGCTCTGATGCTTCTATATTCTCGATCAAGCTAATTGGAATTTTGTAAACATCTACGTCAACTTCAATTCCATCCAGTAATTCACCCAACTCTGATTCTAGGTTTTGCTCCATTCCCTTTTTGGGCACAATGTCACCATTTTTCTTTTTATCACAGTACTTTTCAATCAATTCATTTCTTGATTCTTGGAAAGGAATCGCAGCTTTGTCAAGTACTTCGATGTTGCGGTTGATTGCGTAAATCGCCTTAATTGGCTTCCTTACACCATTGTTTTTAAACGATAAAAGTCCATTGATTGTTTTTACTAGTGCTCTATTTGACATCTTCATTTTGACACCTCATTTTTCAATAAAATTTGCGGCAACGCCAACATATCTGGGCAGTATATCGGCGTATGAATACACCGGATATGTTGGCGTTCCAACATAAAATTTGCGTGTTTCTGTTTTCCCAGACTTCGGATTTCGGAAAGTGATCGGAAAAAATGGTGGTTCTATTGCAGCAGCAAAAGCTGCTGCTTCTTCATCATCCAAAGGCGCCAGCGTAAGATTTAACTTAATTTTCTTTGCTTTGATGTCACCTTCCATATCACCAGACGCAACTCGCCCCGTATTGCGGCTCCAGATGATGTTATCTGTTACCGTCAGATCTTTAACTTTCAGCTTCAATCCACTTATGATTACGGTTTTTACTGGGCCATCCATTGCATTGCTTCCCTCCTTTACGTTAAAAGTTGCGCCTTACCTGTCTGTATGACTCTGCTGTTGTTTTCCTTTTTGACAACCTCAAAGATCTTCTTTGCATCGCCCTGAAGAACAACATTAACTGTCACATTTCCATTTCCTCCACCATTTCCACCGTAACGTGCCATAACTGCTTCCATTCCACTCGCTACGGCACTTTGCATCACACTTGCAAGTTGTGACTGATTTAAGACCTCTGTCCTGCCGCCTACATGTCCCACAAGCTCTGGTCCAGCTTCTCCTGCAATAAACATTGAGCCTGCATTTACAGTACCACCTGCATATCGTGGGATGGCGCTAAAGCTTGACATGAAGTCTTTTGTGATGACTCCTCCACTACTAAATTGTGGTATGCTGTGCCATCTTCCACCATAAAAAGCTCCACCTTCTGCTTTTCCTCCGAGAATGTTTGTGATGCTCGAAACTATTCCATGAATACCTTTTAAAATAAGTGATGAACCGGGTTGCTTTTCTACCTGATTAACATATCCTGTCAGCCCACTGAACCAACGATTGTTCTCTGGAACTCTATTCTGGAAATCTGTCATCCAACCTGTCAGCCCACTGAACCAACGATTGTTCTCTG